ACAGCGGCAAGGAGCGCGGGTTCTGCTCGGCCTGCTCGCACGGCAACAAGACATCGCAGCGGGTCGGCACCGGCTACGTGACTGGCGGCGGAAAGCACACCAGTGCCCGGCAGGTGGATCTGCGGCCGTCGGCGCAGCGCAAGAAGTGGTTCAGCAAATGACCCGCCTCCAGCTTGCTGCCGCCGCGGTGCTCGTCGGGCTGCTCGCGCTCTGCGTCGGTACCCCGCTGGTCACCCGGCCCGCCGTGGCCGGCACCCATGTCGACGCCGGTGTCCGGCCGGTCGTCATCACCCCAGACTCGGGGCCTGTCCCGGCGTCCCTGCTCTGGAGGTCCTGACCATGGCTGCAACATGCGGCGCGGCTGGCTGCTCGAATCCGGCTGTCGGAGTGTTCTGCGCCAGCCACGGGGCGAGCAAGACGCCCACTGAACGTCGCCGCGACGGTGACGAGCGGAAGGGCGGTCGGCGATGAACGTCCGTCGCACCCGAGGCCCCCGCTACGACCGCCCAGCGTCCCGCCTCGGCCTGTCCCTTCGCCGCCTCGCCTCGTCGGGGTGGACGGAGCAGGGCGGGTTCAAGCTGCGGCGCCTGCCGGCGTTCCTCACCCGGCAGCCGGAACGCCGACGAGGTGAGCGGTGATGGCCGGTGTGCCTTCTGTCCCGTCTGAGCAGGTGGTGGCGAGCGAGGCCACGCAGGGGCCAGCACCGGCCCAGTCGCCTGCGTGGGCATCAGCGGTGGTGGTGATGAGCGAGGACGAGCGCGACCAGCTGCGCAAGCAGTTCCGCGGTGTGGTGTTCGACCCCGACGAGATCGGGCGGATCCAGGGCCGCGTCGACTACGGGCAGCTGCCGTGGCGGCAGCGCCGGAGGACCAAAGCCCCAGAGGGGTGGAGATGAAGATGCAGCGCATCGCCCTGTACCTGCTGCTGGTCGTGGTCGCCGTGCTCCGACGCCCGAGCCACCAAACCGCGGCTGTCGTTGAGGTGCCCCAGACGCCGGCGAAGCCCGTCGACCTCGGGACGCGTGACGACTGGGCGCTGGCTGGGGGCTGGTGAAGTGACGAGCCAGCCGGCCGCGCCCTCGAGCGGGAGAGTAGAGCGCCTCGCCGCGGAGGCGGCAGACGCTGCGCAGATCCGCGCGCTCACCACGCACCCGGACGTGATCGCGCTGCGCGTCGAGAAGGTCCGCAGCCAGGTCGACGCACTGCTGTGGACGGGCATCGGACTCGGGCTGGCCTTCACCATGGTCAACGTCCAGACATTCGCCGCGACCGGCCTGGAGCCTTACTCCCTCGGGTGGTGGGCCGCGTGGCTGCTCGACCCGATGGTGTCGCTCGTGCTGATCGCAGTGCTGCGCGCCGAGCAGATCACCGCCCGATACCAGATCGAGCTGCCGGCGTGGGCTCGTCGGACCAAGTGGCTGACATTCCTCGCCACCTACACGATGAACACCTGGCCGTCCTGGGGGCTCGCGGGCGCACCGCTTTCCTGGGCCGGCGTGGTGCTGCACTCGGTTCCGCCGCTGGCTGTGTTCGCTGCCGCCGAGACCGGGCCGGGCCTCCGGGACAGGCTCACCGAGGCGGTCCACCGGGCGCTCGCCGAGCACGCGGAGAAGGAGCGGGCAGAGCGGGCACCGGACCGGGCGACGGTCGCCGACCTAGTCGCGCAGACCGCCTTCGCGGCGGTCCATGAAGTGGCCCCCGAGCCGGTCCAGATGACCGCCGGTGGACCGGTCCACATGCCCGCAGCCAAGCCCGCCAGGGTGACCGACTTCGTGACCACCGAGGCGGTCCAGCGTGGACCGGCTCAGCCGGTCACGGCGCCGGTCCAGATGTCCGGTCCGGTGACCGACGTGGTGACCGATGAGACGCCCGGCATGCCGGTCCACGTGGACCGGGGGACCGCGGTCGTCGAGCCGGTCGAAATGCCCGGAGAGCCGACCGCCGTGGCGCCCGCCGGCGACCGGTCTGACCAGCCCGAACACAACGCCGAGCCGGTCCAGTCGCCCGTTCCGGTGACCGATGACGAAGTCCTCGAATGGATCCGCGCGGAGACCACCCGTGCCCGCAGGGTGCCCGGTCGGAAAGCGGTCATCGACCACTGGTCCATCGGGGCGACTCGGGCGGACCGTCTGCGCGGTCAGGTGACCGTGCCGAAGCGACTCAGGAGTGTCCGATGATCGCGCTCGCCGTTCCTGCCCTGATGGCATTGACGGGGTGGACGTGGCTGGCTCCGTTCACGTTGCCGTGGCTGCTGCTGCAGCTACCGATGGCAGCCATGGTGGCCGGCTGGCTGCTCGACAGGCCGCCCGCTGTCGTCCGGTCCGACCGCCCGGCCGCACGGCAGCCGGTGTTCCGCCGCCCGGCGGTCGTGGTGGTCATGCGCGCGGCGGATGTGTCGACGATGGCCGCGTGGCGGGCCCGTGAGACGGCAGGGCGGGTGGCGTGAACCTGACGCAGGACTTGCGCGCCCTCGTGGTTGTCGCCGCCGCCCCGTTCGTGCTTCGGGCGGACGACCCCGTCGCCTCCGTGATCTGGCTAGCCCTGTGCGCGCATGCCGCGTGGACGCGCTTGCGTGACCTGGAGAAAGCGGGTGCCCGATGATTCTGCAACTCGCCATCCCTGCGCTGATGGCGTGGGCTGGGTGGGTCCTGTTCGCCCCGCCCGGCGTCGAGTGGGCGCTCTCGCAGACCCCGTTCGCCGTGGCGCTGGCCGGGTGGCTCCTCGGTGACATGGACGCTGTCGCCTGGCTGGGCGCCCACCTCTCCCGCCGGGCGAAGCCAGTCCCCCCGCCCGTGTTTCTGCCTGCCGATGTGGTCTCGCTCAGCGACAGGCGCCGCCGCCGCGGCAAGGACAGGCGGGCGGCCTGATGGACGCCGGAGCTGCGCTCGCCCTGGCCGCCGTGATCGCCGTGCTGCTCGGCATCGCACTGGCGAAACCGACAAAGACGCTGGTCGGCGGCATCTTCATGAAGGACAAGAAGGGCCGGCTCGTGCTCATCCTCACCCCGACGAAGCGCAAGAAGCGGAAGAAGAAGTGAGCGAACAGCCCGAAGAGCGGCGTGCCGAACTCGACGTCCGCCCGGACGGGGACGTCGAGGCGGCCGTGTTCGATGGTGAGATCGTCGACGACGAGCCGCGGCGGCCCGCGTTGACGCTGGTCCCGACGCCGCCGAGCGCGATCCGCCGCTGGCGGAACGTGCACGTCATCTCGACCGTCCGCACCGTCGCCACCCACGACCGCACCAAACAGACCGCGCGGACCACCTTGGCCACCAGTCTCACCGTCATCCAAGGCTTCGAGAGCTGGGCGAAGCGGGCGTGGGACGCCTCCACGATGGGCGTCTACCGCCGTGCTCTCACCGCCGCCGAGATGGCGGGCGACCGCGAGGGACTCGCGGCCTGGGCCGAGCGGTACGAGAAGGCGCGCACGTCCCGCCACCAATCGCTCATGGACGCCCCGAAGCTGGCATGGGGGCTGGTCAAGGTGCTGCTGGGCGCCATGGCCGGGCTGTTCGCAGTGGTGCTCGTCATCGGGATCCTGTCCCAGATCACCGGCGTCGGATCGTTCGTCGGGGTGATCGGTGGGGCGATCGCACTGGTTGCGTGGTGCCTCGCTGTCGCTACCGCGGCGTGGGTGCCGCTGCTCATGGCGCTCCCCGCGCTGGTCATCCTGGCGGCGTGGCGCGAGGGCAAGCGACGTGGCAAGCCGCCGGCATGGCTGGTCACCGCGGCCGACGCGGACGTCGACGTCACGATCGACGAGACGACAATCGCCGCGGCCCTGGCAGCGCTGCGGATCCCGCAGATCACCGTCTACTTCAAGGCCGGATCGAAGCTGCAGTTCCTGACGCCAGCGCGGACAGATGGCCGCGGCACTCACGCGGTGATCCGGCTACCCAGCGGCGTAACCGCGGAGAAGATCGCGCGCCGCCGCGCTGACCTGGCCACGGGCCTGTACCGGCTCTCCAAGGAGGTGTGGCCCACCACGGGCGCCGAGGCCGGGATCCTCGACCTATGGGTGGCCGACAAGGGGGCACTCGCGGAGGGTGCCGGGCCGTACCCGCTGCTCGAAGGCGGCGCGATCGACGTGTTCAAGGGGGTTCCTGCAGGTAAGACCCTGCGCGGGACACCGATGTCCGCGCCGCTGATCGGACGAAACACGATCACCGGAGGGATGCCCGACCAGGGCAAGTCGTCGGCGGCGCGAGTGCTGATGATCGGCGCCGCGCTCGATCCGACGGCTGAGCTGCGCATCTGGGTGCCGGACAGCAACTTCGACTTCGAGGTGTTCCGGCCCCGCTGCTCGCGGTACGTGATGGGAGCCGAGGACGAGAGGATCGCCGAGATTCTGGAGGACCTGCGGGAGCTGCACGCCGAGATTCAGGTGCGCGGGGAGAAGCTCGTCCAGTTCGAGGTGGCGTCCGTGACGCGCGAGCTGTCCAACCGAAACATTGGAATGCACCCGATCTTCGCGCTGCTCGAGGAGGCGCACGTCGCGATCCAGCACAAGGAGTTCGGCGCGGAGATCTCCCAGCTGCTCATCGACATCGTGAAGCTGGGCCGGAAGCGGGGGATCCACCTGATCGTCTCCACCCAGGCGCCGACGAAGGACTCGATGCCGCGCGACGTGACCCGGAACTGCTCCAACGGCATCGCGTTCGCCGTGGGCGACCACGTGGCCAACGATGCGCTGCTGGGTCAGGGCGCCTACCGGTCCGGGCACCGGGCAACGGAGCTGATCCCCGGCACCGACCGAGGCACGGCCGTGGTGAAGGGGTTCAGCGGGCAGCGCTCCGAGATCCTGCAGTGGTACTTCCTGTCGGTCGACGAGGGGAACGACCAGGTCACGCCGCTCATCGACCGGTCGTTGGAGGCCATCGCCCGCCGCGGGAAGGGACTGCCCGGTGGGGAGCGGCCGGCGGTGTCGGGCGCGGGGCAGCCGCCTAGGAACCTGCTCGAGGACCTGGATGTGGTGCTCGGATCGGAGCGGGTGAAGATCGCGGATGCGCCTGCACTGCTGCGCGATCTGGCGCCGGACTGGACGCCGTACCGGGTGCTGAACGGGGAGAAGCTGAAGACGCGGCTGGAGGACCAGTACGGGGTCCGGGTGGCCCGGACGGGGAACAAGAACCTGCTGGACCCGGGGGACGTAAGAGCCGCTCTGGCACGCCTGGCGACGGCTGACCTCGACGATGAGTGAGCCGGGTTAGGCCCTGCAGCACTGCTCAACACCCCCGATTCGGGCCCTCCAGTCCGGGTCGGGGGTGAGCCGTAAGCGGGGTAACTGGCTCACTTTCCGCAGGTCAGAGGCTGTGTGGCGGGCGCCGGGGCAGGGGTGAGAAACCTAACTCGATGATCTTGGCCTAACTCTCGCCTGGCGACGCGACGCAGCATCTCGCCGATGCCTAGTCCGTGATTTTGTACACCAGTCGGTCGTTAGCTGTACGGTTGCGAGATGGCGACCCGGCGACGACGTGCAGAGCCCGGCACCTTCGTGTCCTATCTCCGCGTCTCGACCGAGGAGCAGGCCAGCAGCGGCCTAGGCATCGAGGCTCAACGGGCGAAGGTTGCGACCGAGTGCGGCCGGCGTAGGTGGCGCATCGTCGGCGAGTATGTCGATCCCGGGATTTCCGGTGGGCTGGCCATCGAGGAACGGCCAGGGCTCGTTGCTGCCCTCACGGCGATCGAACGTGGCAAGGCCAGTGGGCTCATCGTCGCGAAGCTCGACCGCCTCTCCCGCAGCGCCGCAGACGCAGCCATGCTGCTGGAGCGAGCCATCCGCGACGGATGGGCGCTCGTCGCCTGCGACCTCGGTGTGGACACCTCAACCCCGAGCGGCGAGGTCATGGCGAATGTCATGGCGGCCTTCGCCCGCTTCGAGAAGCGGCTCATTGGGCAGCGCACCTCCGAGGCACTCCAGGCAAAAAAGGCGCAGGGGGCCGTGCTCGGACGCCCGGACCGCACTCCTCCGGATGTTGTGGCGACCATCGTGGAGGAGCGCGAGGCGGGAGCGAGCCTGCGCGAGATCGCCGCCCTACTCGACGAGCAGGGCGTCCCTACAGCCCAAGGCGGCAACCGCTGGTACGCGTCCAGCGTCGCCGCCGTGCTTTCCCGCCGAGACGCCACGGAGTCGACCTCGTGACGTACCCGCCGCTGCCCGACGTGCCCGCGTGCTCGGTCGTGGATCAGTAGGGGTCCGCAACCGCGCGGGTACCGTAGGCATGAAATTGCCCCCGTGACGTTGCAGCGTCCACGGGGGCTTCGCCCGAGAGCGGAGACTCGGACATGCCTGATGCTACTGGACCGTCCATCGGCGACAACATCAAGCGGCTGCGCCACGCGCGGTTCTCCCAGACCGAGCTGGCCGCGGCCGCCGGCGTTTCACCGGACCTGATCCGCAAGCTCGAGCAGGGGCGCCGGCACAGTCTGTCGATCCCCAGCTTGCATGCGATCGCCCGCGCTCTGGACGTGGACACGGGCGATTTGTTGACGAGGCCGCGGCCGGTGCGGCGCCCGAACGCGCATGCGGGGTCGTTGGCGTTGCGGCGGGCTCTCACCGCGGTGGACGATCTGATCGGCGAGGACCCGGACGTGGAGCCGCTGACGGTGGCGGAGGCGCGCCGGACGGTGGAGTACGGGTGGGCGGCGTACTGGGCTGGGCGGACGCACGACGAGTTGCCGACGATCCTGCCGGCCGCGCTGGGGCAGGCCCGCGCGATGGTCCGGGCTGTGCCGGCTGCCGAGTCGGCGGCCGCGCATGACGTGGCGGCGGAGGTGTGGCAGATCGCGGCATGCACGCTGGTGCACCTGGGCCACATCGACAGCGCGCACCTGGCGTTACGGGAGGCGCTCGCCCTCGCGGAGCACGGCGATGACGAGCTGCGGCCGCTGGCGTTTCGGGGGACGATGGCGTGGCTGCTGCTCAGTCAGGGCCGCTTCGTGGAGTCGCACAAGGTAGCGACGGCCGCGGCTGCCGGAGTGGCGCCGTCAGGTGGATCGCCGTTGCCGGCGTGGGCGCTGTACGGGTCACTGCTGCTGTCGGGGGCAACAGCGGCCGGGCGCGCCCAGGACCGGGCGACGGCCGGGGTGCTGCTGGGCGAGGCGGAGGAGGCTGCCGGCCGGACGGGCCACCGGAACGACTACCAGGTGGCGTTCGGGCCGGATCAGGTGCTGATGCAGACGGTGGACGTCGAGGTGGTGACGGAGCGGTACACGCAGGCATTGGACGCGGCAGGCGGCATGCCGGAGCGGATGTCGTTGCCGTTGGCTGCCCGTGCCCGGCACATGGCGGACACGGCGCTGGCGCACACCCGTCTGGGCCATGATGGTGAGGCGACGGATGTGTTGATGCGGATCAAGTCGGCGGCGCCGGAGTGGCTGCAGGTGCAGCGGCAGACCAGGCAGATCGTGCGGGAGCTTCGGGAGCGGGCGTCGCAGCAGCCGCGGCTGGTGGAGCTGGCGCGGCACACTGGACTGGTCGAGCAGGGGTAGGACGTGGTGTCCTACTAGGACGTTCCGTCCTACCCGGTTGTGTATTGGTCACGCGACCCTGCGTGAATGTCCGGAATACCACCCCTCGTCGCGTTGATCCTGTCTCAGCCGCGCATGGCGGACACCCTCGCCGCGAAGCACGCCGACGACGGGCACGGCTGCTGCCGCACCTGCTCGGGCGGGGCGCAGTCCGGCCGGTTCCGGTTCCCGTGCACGATCATGCAGGCCGTCATCGAGGCCCGCCGCCGTTCGCAGGTGCCGGCGTGAGCCGGGCATGGGGCGGGCTGAGCGCCACGCAGCTGCGGGTGTGGGACATGCGGGTCGTGTTCGTCGAGAAGCAGCAGCGCTGGTGGTGGAACGCCTGGCGGTCGGCGACGGCGACGGAGCTGTACGGGTTCGCCGATTCGGAGCAGGACGCGCGGCAGGCGATGTGCGAGGCGGTCGAGAAGGTGCCCGATCCGATCACCGCTCCTGCGTGGTCCAGTGACGCACCGAGCGCGGAGCAGCTCTAACCGGCTGCGGGGCTACGGTGTCGCCATGCCTGACCCGACCATCCTCGAGCGCATGCTGGCCGCCGGCATCAGCGAGGACCGCGCCCGCGCCCACCTGGTGGCCGGCAGGGTCCGCCTGGACGGGGAGACGGTGACGGACCCGGGCAGGCCTGCCCCGGTGGGGACGCGGATCGTGGTGGCCGGGCAGTGACCGCACCTCGCAGCCGGTACCCGCACTGGCGGGGGAACCCTGGGATCGGCCGGTCGTCGACGATCCGGGTCATGCTCGGGTGCGTCGCGCTCGCCCTCAATCTGGTGGGCTGGACCCTCGGGCAGACATGGGCGATATGGGCGTCACTGGGCGCGGCCGCGACCTTGGTCATCATCACGCTGGCCGAATACATCATCACGCACGGCGGGCCAACTCGCCGACGATGAGGTGCGCGAGCGGATCACCGACCGGTGGGCGTCCAGACGTCAAGCGCGCCAGGCACGAGTGACGGCCGTGACTACTACCGTTGCAGCATGGCCACGCCGCAGCAGGACCCCGCCCCGCTGATCCCCCTCGTCGACCCTCGTTTCGGCGAGTACGCCGCGAAGGGCGTCGCAGCGTTCGTTGACAACATGGGCGAGATGATCCGGGTTGGGCAGGTGGAGATGGAACGGCAGGCCCGTGTCGCGGGGAAGAACCTCGCGGACGCGATCGTCTACTTGCACCAGCTCGGGCAGCGGAAGTGACCACGCCGCAGCCCTCCACGACAGTCACGCTGGTCGAGTTCCTCCGCGCCCGCGAGGCAGAGCGGGAGCAGGCTGCGCAGGCGGCGCTCCAGGGGCCGTGGGTGCGGGGGACCGAGCGCGAGCACCTGGTAGATCACGTCCTGTACGGGCAGTCGAGTTGGAGTGGACACCTCGGCCAAGTCGCGAACTTCGAGGTCGCCCACAATGGGGAGGCCAACGTCGTCCACATCGCCCGGCATGATCCGGCGTGGGTGCTGCACGACGTCGCCATCAAGCGCCGGATCATCGACACGCACGAGGGCAGCCACGAGTGCCCAAGCGAGTACGACAACTGCGGCTGGGCCGTGGGCGATTGCACGACGCTGCGCCTGCTCGCGCTCTCGGAGGCTGGCCATCCCGACTACCGGGCCGAGGAGTGGAAGCCGTGAGCGGCCGGCCCGGAGACGGGTGCGATGACCCGCGGGAGTCACAGCCGCACTCGTGCGGGTTTTGCGGGGCCCTGTTGATGTTCGCGCGCATCGAGTGCTCCCGGCTGCGGATCGTCCCGCCGTGTCCGCGCTGCCGGTCGACCGACTGGCGCTCCGAGATCGACGAGCTCATCGCGCCGGACTACGTCGAGCGCTAGCCGTCGAGCGCCCTCGCCACCGCGTCGACGAGCACGAGGCGCGTGGCGATGTCCCCCGTGTACCTGTCCGGCGCCTCGTCGAGGATCCCCTGCACGCGGAGCCTGGTGCCGTCTGCCCCGAGGATGTCGACGGTGATGGGCTGGCCGAGGCGGATGCGCACCGGTCGGGCGGCGGCGGGGTTGGCGGGCATGCAGCGACGGTACGACGCTCGCCCATGGCGACATTGCTCCGTTGCGGAGTAAGGTGATGGCATGACCGAAGACGCCCAGTACCACAGGCGGTCCGCCCAGAGCTCGGCCGAGTTCATCGCGAAGAACCTGATGAGCCGAGACGAAGTCGCAGAAGCTCTCGGCATCGACCCCGAATCCGTACGCTCTACGCTGCGTCGCTACGGCGTGACCGAGCTACGCGGCTACCCTCGCGTGGCGGTGAACCACGTCGAGCGCGTAGGCCAGGGCGCCCGGACCGACCTCCTGGATGACGAGTGACGCGCCAGCAGGTTGAGCAGGAGCAAGCACTGCTCCGCCTCAAGGCCACGGCACTCGACCTACACGCCGCCCAGCTTCGTCTCGGTGCAGCAGCAGCACGCGGAGCGGCCGCATTCATGGGCCTGAGCCTCGCGGTCGCGGAGATGCACGACGCAGAGGAAGTCGAGCTGCTCTACATGCACCCCGATCTGATGGAGCTCGACCTTTCCGCCGCCTGGAACCCCGAGCGGCAGTAGACTCCCCCCCGCCGCGCTTCCCCCGCGGTCCTACCGGACCTGCCCTGGGGAGCTGCCATGCCCGAAGACATCGCCGTCCTGCACAACGACCTCGAGCGGCTGGCGGACATCGCCCAGCATGAGATCGCAGCGTCGAAGGGCAGCGTCCACACCCGGTTCTCCCCCGAGGCCAGGGCCGCGTACGAGGCGATCACCGCCCACCTGATCGCCGCCGGCTACGACCGGGTCATCGCGGAGTGGGCGACGACGTGCTGGGTGGTCGGCTACCAGGTCGGCGCCTCGGTGCGCGACTGTGTGGCCATGGCGGAGCAGTTCGCCGAGCTCGGGCTCATCCACCCTGCCGGCGGGGGTGATCGGTCACGCCATCCGAGACAGTAGGGACTGCTTGGCGCGCGCGAACTCCTCGTTGGTGAGAGCCCCGGCACGGTGCAGATTGGCGAGTCTCTCAAGTTCCGCGACCAGACCACCGACCTGCGGCGGCGCCTGGGGCGTGTTGATCGCCGAGATCCTCTGCTCGACGTAGTGGCGGAGCTGCTCGAACGCGGGCTGCTGATCTCGGGTGAACACGGCCGAGTTTTCATCGCCCGCAGCGTCGAAGGTTTGCCGACCGAACTGGGATCGCCGCTCGTCGCCGCCGCCGAGGGCGAACTGGACGTAGCCGTTGAACACGGCACCGGCCGGTTTGAGCTGCACGGCGGTGATGTGCTGGACGGGGATGCGCTTCTCACCCTTGCCGACCGTGAGGCGACCGAGGACACCTCTGTGCGTGATGGAGATGAAGGAGCCGTCGAAGGTGACGACGACTCCGACGCCTCGGGCCTGGAACGGAGGGCTCACGTCCAAACGTCGCGGTCCGGCTCCGGCGTGTTACCGGGCGTGCAGCGTCGACTCGTCGCGCAGCCGTTCGTGTTCGGCGAGCAGCTGCTCTTCGGAGACGTCGCGCCGCGTGAGCACGATCCGCCCGCTCGCTGGCGTGAGGTCGCCGTTCAGGTAGCCCACGGCCTGGTAGTCGCGCTCGTCGCTCACCCGGTCACTGTCCCATGCCGGGCGGCGCAGTTCGGCTCGTGCCGCCTGAGCGCGCCCACCTCGTCCGTCACGTACCCCACCGGCTCGGTGCTGGCGAACGTCATCAACTCGGTGTACTCCACCGGCACCTGCTCCCCGCATGCTGGGCACTCCACGACGAGGTCGCCATCGACCCAGTGAGGCCGAGGCGGAGGCTCTGTCCAGCCGTGCGCGCGCAGCCAGGCGCGGTCGTCGGGGAGGAGGGCGTCGAGGAAGTCGTCGCTCACGGCACCCTCACGTAGTCGTCGCCGTACGGGATCTGTCGGCCCTCGTCGTCGACCCAGAACGGCCGGCCGAGGCCGCGCCACTCCGCCCAGGCCGCCACGTCCTCGGGGCTGGCGAAGACGTCGAAGCTCTCGCTGTGCCGCTCCACCAGATCGATCGCGGGGTGACACAGCCAACGGCATGCCCTGTTGCGGGTGAGCCAGCAGATGCCGAAGGCGGTCCCGCGGACGGCCTCGACCCAGCGGGGGCAGCGCTCGAAGTGGATCGCGGTGCGACGGGTGTCGCCATCGCGGTGGACGGACCAGCCGGTGGAGTAGTGCGGCATCAGAGTCCTCCTCGTCTGCATCGACACGATGGCCGAACGTGGACCGCCGCGCCGCTCGACGTGCTCGTGCACGGCGGGGTCGGCCAGTCCGGCACCGGAGGCGTCTCGGTGCGCTGGTAGACGATCGGATCGGAGCCGAGCGGCTGGACGGGGCTGGCTGCGACGGCGGCGGCCCAGTACAGGTCTTCGAGAAGGCTCACGGCTGCCTGCCCCCAAGCGCCTTGAGGACGTCCTCCGACGAAGGGCCGTCGATGTAGCCCCACGCGCTGGGGTTCTCGCACAGCTCGCGCACCCGTTCGATCGCGGCGCGGAGCCGCTCCGCCTCTGCCTCAGCCTCGCGCCGCAGCTGGTGCGGCGTCTTCCCGCCGGGCCGGCACACGATCAGCGCGTACCGCTCGCCCGTGGTCGGGAGGCCGCCGTCGCGGGTGCGGGGATCTTCGGCTTCGAACTGCACATAGTTGGGGGCGTCGTCGCGGTCGAGCGCGGGACGGAACGCGTCGATCAGGTTGATCGCGGCCTGCTCGTAGACCTCGCGGGGACCGCCCATCCCAAACGACACCCCGGTGTCGTCGAGGCGCATGTGCCCGGTCGTCAGCTCGGGCTCGTCGTCGGGCCGGGGCTGCGGCACGTACTCGACGCCTCGCACCGCAGCGGCGGCGTGCCGGAGCCGATCTGCAGCCTCCCGGGTGTTCATGCCGCTGGGGAGGCGCACCTCGGCGTTCACGGATCCGTGCGAGCCGGGGGCGAGCATCGCGCCGTGGAGGGCGGCGGCGAGGAGGTCGCCGAGCGCGGAGAACAGGTCGATGGGCTGGCCGGCGGGGAGGTGGACGAGGGTGACGGCGGGTTCGGTGGTGGTCATGACGTCACCCGCAGCACGATCCACACGATGAGCACGACGACGACGAGCGCCCCGTCGACGCCGGCCACGATGGCCTTCCGGGCGAACCGGTTGAACTCGGCCTCCGATCGCAGGCTGCGGGTCTCGAAGTCGTCCCGCATCCGCGACCAGCCCTCGTGCATGGTGCGGCCGACCATCCGCTTCGACCACACGTAGCGGGTCATGCAGCCGGGGCAACGCCAGGCTGTCGAGCCGTCGGGCCGTTCGGGGAGCTGGCAGGTGTGCTGGGCCATGCGGGTCTCCTGTCGGGGTGCGGCGTTGGTGGTGGTCATGCGGCCTCTTCAGCGCAGGGCTTCTCGATCGCCTCGACCGCCGCCGCGAGGTCGTCGATGGCTTCCGGTCGGATGGCTTCGGTGGCGCGGCGGAGCGCCCCGAGCGCGGCTTCGACGCCGAACTTCACGGTGCGGGCTCGCTCGTACACCGTGCCGAGGTCCCGCATCGCCGAGACGATGTCCTCGACTTCGACCTGCCGATCCCACGAGCCGACCTGCCCCGATCCCGTGACGCCGCCGAGGCTGCGGACGATCCGCTCAACGACCTGCTGGATCTTCTCCTGGGCGTGAGATTGGAGCGGCACCCGCTCGCGGAGCTTCGCGTTCGCTTCCCGCAGGCTGTCGTTCTCGGCGCGGGTCATCCGGTGCTGCGCGTCGAGGTTGTGGTGGCGCCAGTGCAGCCACTTCGCGATCGTGGCGTAGGCGAGCGCCTTGTCGTCGGGCTTCAACACGGGCGCCTCGACGAGCACGGTCATGGAGCGGGTGCGGCGCCCGGACGGCGGGGCCATGACGCCCCAGCTCGGGGGGAGGGTGAGCCCGTCGATCAGCGCCGGATCGGAGACGACCAGCCACCACCGGTCGCAGTAGCGCTGCCACGGGTCAGCCTTCGCCGGATCGGCCAGTTCGACGAGCAGGTCTTGGCGGGACACCTTGACCTCGTGCCCGATCAGCTCCGAGCCTGCCGCAGTGGTGACGCCCTGCCAGATCAGGTCCGCGCGCCGCAGCCCGGTCGGGGCCTGGATCTCGGGGGCGAAGATGCCGGCGGGCTGGCGGCCCTCGGGGAGGTAGTGGCGGCGCAGCATCTCGATGACGTCCCGGGCGGTGCTCACGCGGTGCTCCTGCTCTCGCGGGCGATGGCGGCGTTGAGGGCGAACTTGGGATGGCAGCCGTCGGCGAGCATCCCCTCGATCTCGCGGACGTTGTGATCACTGATGCCTGCGCCGAGGCGGCGCTCTGCTTCGGCGGCGATCTGCTGGCCGACGTCAGGGTCGTCTAGGTCGAACTTCGGCGGAGCCGTGGACTCGCGCGGCCTCGCGTCAGCGTGGCCCCGAGCGTTTCGCTCGGCGGGGTGTAGAGAATCTTCCGGGTACATGACCGGGTGGGGGGAAGTTATGACCCCCTGATCCGGTGCTGACACTTCCCCTGCTGCGCTATTACTTCCCCTAATCGCGGCTCCTCGACCGGCGCGTGCAGCGCCTGCGGCGCGCTGGTACGGGCCTCGCGCGGCCTCCCGCTTCGGCTCCGACTCGGGCCGTTCGATCCACTGGGAGCGGCCAGGGTTGGCCCAGAGCCAGCGGTGCGTCGGGCCGCCCTCGACACGCTCGTCCTTGGGGATCTCGACGACGATCGACGTCGCAAGAGGGGCGGGGACGGAGAGCTGGTAGCGGTTCGCGTGACCGAGGCGCCGGTTCCCGCGCTCTTCGAGGTACAGCCAGCCGTGTTCGGTGAGCCACGCGAGCGAGGCCTTCACCGTCTTCGTCGTGGTGCCCAGGTCCTCGGCGAGCCGCTCCACCCCGGGGAAGATGCTGGTGCCGTGCTTGTTGCCATAGTCGGCGGCGGCACGCGCGACCGCGTAGTCCGACAAGCGCGGGAGTCGGCCGCGGATCGCGACCGTCCAGACGGCCCGGTCGACGGGCGTCGCGGTGTTGACCAGTGGGTCCCGCAGATGCGGTGGTGGCTCCCATTGGGGCCGAACAGGGTTAGGTGGCAGCGCAGGCGGGTGCGCCTTGCTACGATCCATCTCGTATCCATTCGTTGCATCAGCCCCTCGACCCGGCCAGGTCGGGGGGCTCTCAACGTTCTGAGGCCCCCGCGGGGGGTAGTGGTCAAAGTCTACCGTCCATCGTCTAGGTAGACGACAGACACTCGGCCGAAAATGGCAGGCCCCCGACGGCACGCCGCGCACCGCCGGGGACCCTGTCCCGACCCGCCAGGGGTGTGAGCCTCGACAGACAGGCCGGGACGATCTGAGGGTGCTACGCGACCTGGCGGACCTCGCCGTTGGCGCCCACCGGGGCGGACACCTGCGTGCGCAGGTACCAGGCAACGCCGGCCTCGACCATCACAATCAGCCCGGCCTGCATCTCCGGCGACAGATCCAGGCGCCAGGCGAGCGCGAGGGCGATCAGCGCCTTGAGCAGGCCCGCGACCATCGGGGCGGCCTTCTCTGCGGATACGGCCAGGCCGGTGGCGATACCGAACGCGGCGGTGATGACGGCGATCACGGCGCCGTTCTGGTCGGCGGCGAGGCCGAGGATCGGGGTGAGGAACACGAGCACGCCGGAGGCGAGCTGGATCCACTGGGCAGGTTCACGTCCGAGCAGACGCATGGGTGCTCCTGGGGTGTTGTCGTCGTCGGCGCGGTTGTCGCCTACGAGTCGGTGGTTGGCCATCGGACTCACTTGGCTTGCTGCAGCAGGCTCGCTGCGGGGATCACGCCGACGTGTTCGCGGCGGCCTTCGACGGTGAAGCCGCGGGCCCCGCGGGGGAGCTCCCAGTTGTCGAGGTTGGGGTTGGCCTCGCCGATGGGGCCGTCGGCGTTCCAGGCGACGACCTTCCAGCGGGCCCCGCCCCAGTAGGAGACCCAGCGCACGAAGGCCCGGGCGACGACGAGGCTGTTGTCGCCCCATTCGGCCGGAGCGGCGCCCCGGAAGTTCAGGCCGTCCCCGTCGGGGAGCCAGTCGTCGTTGTAGAAGTGCAGGCCAATGGGCATGTCGTCGTCCACCTCGGGGCGAGCGTCGGGGGTCGGGGGCGGGTTGGCGAAGCGGGGGATCCGGTTGAGGGGGTCGGCGAGGAGCCAGGCGACCCGGCCGCGGAAGGCGTCGAGGTCGATCCCGGCCGGGTCTATCTTTCGGCCCTTCGGGAGGCAGATTTCGCGGTGACCGGCGGCCCGGGAGGCGTCGCGGCGCATGTAGTAGAGGCAGGCTGCGACGAGGCGCGGGTAGGCGTCGAGCTGCTCGCTGGTCCAGGTGCCGTCGCCGTCGTCCTCGGCCTCGATCCCGAGGAACTCGTCGTTCAGGTCTGTGAACCCGGCCCACGAGCTGGCGCCGGCGTGGTAGCAGAGGCCGGCGGCGATGACGTGGACGGTGCCGGAGCGACCGAGCCCGTAGTGCGAGAGCGGGCCTTGGAGTCCGGCGCGGCCGTCGCGCACCACCCGGAGGGACGGGTAGTCGCCGGTTGCTGGTCCGGCGGTGTGGTGGGGCGTGATCCCCTCGACGACGCGCATGCCTCGCGGCTGGCCCTTGCTGTCGGGGACACCCCGGGTCCGCCACCCGGTGGATTCGATGACGGGGTAGCCGGTCAACCGGGCGGCGTCGGAGAGCCACGGGACGAACAGGCCGGTCATCGGGCGCCCTCGCCGTCGAGGTCGTCGTATGCGCCCGCATGCGTGCCGTCGTCGGGCGCGGCCGGGTCGACGATGCGTTCGGCGAGCGCGGCGCGGGCTTCCTCGAGCGTCTTCGGCCCAGTCCGTTCGGCATCCCAGCGGAGTGCTTCCCAGTCGTCGGGCAGCAGGATCGGGCCGAGCGACGTGGCCGGGAGGTGGATGGCCTCGGCGAGGAACCCGATCTGCTCGTCGGTGACGGGAACGGGGTTCTCGCGGAAGGCGAGCGACTGGGCGTCGAGCGGCGGCGGCTCGGCCACCGGCGTGGGGTTGCCGCCGGCTGGGGCTACCGCGGCGGCGAGAGCCCCGAGGATGTCGTCGAAGTAGACGTCGATGACGCGGTGCATGTCGTCCCGCATGGCGGCGAGACGGCGGCCGAGCGGTTCGCTTCCCGGGTGCCCGTAGCGGAAGTCTTCGACGTACCGGTCGTCGGCATCGACGTTGCGCGGGTCGACGGGTCCGCGGTCGTCATCGCCGGGCACGGCGGTCCTCCATCTGCTCGAGCGCGGGCGGACGCCGCTGTCCGGGAATGCGCGCGGCCTGACTGCGTGCCCATCTGCGGCTGACCTGTCCGGGGAGCGGCGCGATCTGGCGCTGCTCGGCGTCGAAGCACACCAGCTCGGCCTCAGGGAGGCGCCGCGCTGCCCACGGCTTGACGTGGCGCAGCACGAGCAAGGCCTGCTCGATCGGTACGCGCGGGGGGCGGGCCGGGTTGTCGGGCGGTTGTGGCCTCCGCAGACCTGGGGTGATGCGTCCGGGGTGGTTCATCGGATGCCCGTGAGGTGCGCGAAGACCACGACATTCGACTCGTAGCTACTCGCGGCCGGGTCGAATGCGCCGCCGCAGGTGATCAAGCGAAGCGCGGGCCCGACGGTGTTGCCCCACACCCGCTCGGTCGGGAAGTCCAGCTTCGAGTGCGTCTCGACGGCGGTCGTCTCGAACACAAGGGTGGAGCCGTCGGTGCGGTCGACGAGGATCTCGGCGCCCGGAGTGAGCTCGGCGAGGCGCGCGAACACGCCGGGGACGGAGCGGTTGGCGCCGGGTGGGCGGCCGCTCACGTGGCCGAGGATGACGCTGGGACCGTCGGCTCCGGGCCGTACTCCGGGCTGGTACCACGACGCGAGTTCGGGATGAGTCACCGGAGGCACCTGCGCGGTGTCGTCCGGATTCAGGCCGAGCCCGATCAGCGTGGAGTGGACGTCGATCGCCGGGACCGTCACCGCGAGCGGCTCGGGCTGCAGCGTGACGACCTGCAACGGAGGAGCGCCCGCGATGGGGGCCGGTGTGCCGGGGATTGCGCCGCACCCGGCGAGGGCGAGGATGGCTGCCCCGGCGGCGACGAGGCGGGCCAGGCTACGCACCGGTGGCCACGCCCCCGACAGGGACGGTTCCGACCTGCGAGTACTCCTCGTCAGCCAGCTCACAAGCGACTCGGTCCTTGTCGTAGTCGAGCCGGTGCGGGTCGCTCGGGTCGGCGTCGAGGACGTCCTGCGCGGTGCGGCCGTCCGAGAGGGGGAAGTCGATGCAGTTGTAGTCGTCGTCGCCTGGCGTGGGTGTCGGAGTCGGGGTCGGCGTGGCACTCGGAGTCGGTGTGGGCGTGGGCGTCGGGGTGACGACGGGCTCGCAGGCCGCGTCCCGGGCGTCGATCAGTGCGTCGAGCTCGACCTGCAGGCCCCCGTTCGCCGCGGCGCGGGCAGCGTCACGGTCGGCGAGCGACTGCGTCACGAGCGCCCGCGCTGCGTCTCGCGCAGTCCGCGCGGCGGCGGCAGCCTGGCGGGCGTTGTCGCGGATCGAGATGTTCGGGGGCACCGTGGCGTCGGCTGCGTCGGCGACGGCCTGCTCGGCGGTGGCCTTGGCGTCGGCGGCGACCGCAACGGTCTGCTGCGCGGTGGCTTCGGTGTCGTGCCGGGCGGCGGCTTCGAGTGCGACGCCGATGCGGGCTTCCAGCTCGAAGTCGGCTACGGCCTGGGTGGCGTCCTCGCATGCCTGCGACTCGGGCCCGGTGTCCTGGGCGAACGCCAGGGCGGGTGTGCCGACGAGGATGAGCACGAGGCCGGCGGTCAGCGCGGCGTGGCGGAGCTTCACGGATTCCCCTTGGAGAGGCGACGGAGGAGGGCGCGCGCGACATCGCGCAGGCGCGGCCGGTAGGCGGGGCACTCGCAGAACGCGCAGTAGGTGCGCGTGTGGAGGTGCGTGTGCGCCTCACGGGCATGCGAACAAGCGCACGCAGGTGGGGGCGCGGCGGCGGTCACGCTGAGACCGTGGCGGGTCCGGGGCTGGCGGGGTGGGTAGTCGCGTGTCGGCGGCAGCGGTGCTAACGAGCGGTGATCAGGATGCGATCTACGGGGCGTGCCGAAGGCTGCGTTCGATCCGCACGATCCGACCCGATGCCGGAACGTCGCCACTGCGGACGGGGACCTCTACCAGTGCGTCCAGAACCACGGCCACGACGGGAAGGGCTGCGCGTTCAGGGATGCGCAGACGGAGGCTCGTGACCGGGCGCAGTTCCGCGACGAGGGGTTGCCCCGCCTTGGGTGAGTCGTCGCTTGCGGACTGGGTGGCAGCGATCGCGGCGATCGGCGCGTTCCTCGCGGCGATCCTGTTCGGGTGGCTGAACCTGGTCCGGGCGAGGAAGGGGCCGAACTCGGCGCCGCAGTGGTCCGCCCGGCCGACCAGCACGAGCCGGCAGCGGTTCGAGGTGGTGCTCGCGGGCGCGCCTGCGTACGACGTCGAGATCGTGCTCGACGAGTGGGTCCGCCACACGGGCGACACCGAGTTCGAGGTGTTCTCGGTTGGGCAGGCGACGAGCCTGATCGCCATGTTGGGGATTGATCAGGCCGACGGGTGGCCATCTGTGCAGGTCCGGTTCGCGACGCGGCCGCGGGTGCGGTGGTGGTTTCCACCGAAGCGACACACCTGGAAGTCGTCGATTCCAGTGCTGTGACCTGGCCGTAGGTGTGCCGACATGAATTACGGGCGGGACGGGCGGCTCATCAGCAGTGATGATCCGGACGGCGTTTCGTAACCGCCCGGATCGGTTCGGCGACAGCTGCGTGTGACCACCATGGCGGCCGAGCACCGCAGCGACAGGAGGGACGCGCCCGGTGCGGCAGTCCTGTTCGTGATCACCCTCGCGGTCGGGGCGTTCTCGACCTGGCTGATATGGGGCCACCTGCAGGACGACACGTTCATCCACCTGCGGTACGTCGCGAACATGGGCACGCCCACGCAGATCGAGTACAACCCCGGGCAGCACAGCTTCGGCACCAGCTCGCTCGCGTACGACTACCTGCTCTGGGCCGTCGTCACGCTCCTCCCGGCCGCGGCCTGGCCGGCAGCCGCGAAGGTCGTCTCCGTGGCGGCCTACGCTGCCGCGCTCACCGCGGCTGCCGTCGTGCTCCGGCGCAGCCCCTTGCATGCGGAGGCGACCGGCCGAGGCCGAGTCCTGGCCTGGCTGATGCTGATCGTCCTGCTCGCCTCGCCCGCTACCGCGCGGTGGATGCAGGACGGGATGGAGACGAGCCTGGCCGTCGCAGCAGTCGCGGTGCTGGTGCTGCGGATCCAGTCGACGCTCAACCGGCCGGACGCAGGCCTCGCGGCTGCTATCACCACCGGTGTGGCGGTCGCGATGCCCGCGGTCGTCCGGGTTGACCTGCTTCCGGTCACCGGGATCGCCGGGCTGGTGTTGCTTCTGATCCAGCGCGGGCGGGCGGGCGCCGCGGTGGCGACCGGAGCGGCGATCGTGGTCGCCTGGTTCGGCTGGACGTACTACGTGTTCGGCGCGTTGGTGTCCGACGCCGGGATGGCCAAGCAGCGGCCCGGGGCGTACGGCGCCGTAGTCGCCGAGTCGGCCCGGATGATGGCGATCGTCCCGGTCCTGTGGCTCGCTGGGCTCGTCGTCGTCGTCGGCGTGGCCCGGCAGCAGGCGTCCCGGGTCACGGCCATCGTGGTGCTGCTCAGCGCGGCCCCAATCGCGGCCACGTTCCTCATGGCGCTGATCAACGGCCAGCGGATCCACGGTGCCCGCTACTTCCTCGGATCGCTGCTGTTCCTCATCGGCATGCTGGTCGTCCTCCAGATGCCTCGCGCCGCTGAGGCGTGGACTCGCAGGGTGTGGGTGGCTGCCCTTGCGGCGTCGGCGGTGCAGGCCGTCGTGTTCCTGCCGTCCCTGGTGGCGCTCGGGTCGGCGGAGAACGACGTTCGATCGGCGGAGTTCCGGCCGGGCGAGACGGTCGCGGTGTACGACATCGGGCGGCTGGGCTGGTACGCACCCATCCGGGTCGTAGACCTCGCCGGGCTGGTCAACGGGAAGGCCGTGGCCGAGACGCCCGGCGACTACGAACGCTTCTGCCGGAACGTCCAGGAGACCGGCGTCCCGAGCGCGATCGTCGCCCAGCAGCGCCAGACCCTCGGCATCTTCGGCCAGTCCGGCCCGGCCCTGACCCTTCGCTGCGGCGACCTCGTCCTGCCGTACGAGCAGCAGGACAACTACGGGATGCGCGTGATGCTCGGCGCGACGCAGGAGCCGAGCGTGTACGACCTCTACCGGCTCGTCACTCGCTGAGCCCCAACCCTCACCACCAGACCTCAACCATGCCGGGCGCACCGAGGGCTCCCGCGCCACCCGTACCGCCCGGGGCGCCACCGCCACCGCCACCGCCGCCGCAGCCGGGGGTGATGGCCGTCTGGCCGTCCACGCCGTTCGCGGTCGCGGAGGTGGCACCCGAGCCGCCGCCCTGGCCCGTGTAAGCAGGGAAGGCGACCTGCGAGGCGTTGCCACGTCCGCCGCCGAGGGTGGCGTTCGCGGCACCAGCACCGGAGCCGCCGACCACGCCGGGGGGCATCGGGACGGAGGTCAGCCCGTTGGGGTTCTGCGCGTTCGAGCCGTAGCCGGGCACGTTCGCGGCCCCGCCACTTGCGCTGAGTGCTCCGGGGGATCCGCTGGCGCCGAACCGGCCACCGCCTCGCGCCGTGTTGACGTTCGCGAGGCCGCCCTCGCCGCCACCGCCACCGTCCGCGCGGACGAGGTCGGTATGGAACGAGGACCGGCCGCCGGTACCGCCAGCGCCGCCCGCGGCGCCGTTCGCCGCGGCTGCGGTGCCCGCGGTGCCACCGGTGCCGACGGTGACCGTGTAGGTGGTGCCCGGCGTGACGTCGACTGTGGCCTCGGCGACCAACCCCGCGCCGCCGCCAGCGCCGCCGACCTGGTTGGTGACGCCGCCAGCAGTCAGGGCGGAGCCGCCGCCACCGCCACCGCCACCTGCGCCGACAGCGCGGGCGCGCACCTTGAGGACCCCACGAGGGACCACGAAGGAGCCGGTGGCGGTGTACCGGCGGTAGCCGACTGCGCCGTCGTAGCCGCCTAGCGGGGCCTTTGACAGCAGCGTGGAGCCCAGGACTCGGGTACCCGACCCGACGCCGCCGAAGTCGATGTTGCAGGCGGAGGAGGTGGGTTCGATCTCCATGTCGGGGTCGATGAGGGTGACCGCGTACGGGAGCGCGGGGCCGCCGTTGTTGTTCCACGCGTACTGGGTGCCAGCCACGTTCGCGTCCCCGGTCAGGTTGACCTGCGGGCGGATGAACGTGAGCAGGTTGAGGACTCCGCCGTTGGCGGGGTAGGCGACCCGCGCGGACAGGCGGACGCCCGCGGCGGTGCCCGCGTTGAGCAGGTTCACGTACAGGTCGGAGCAGACGAGGTTGCCGAAGTTCCCGCGGAACGAGTCGACCTCCAGGTGCAGTCCGCCGCCGCCGTAGACACGCAGGTGATCCATGCGTCCGTACATGGCGTTCAGCAGGTAGAAGCCGTAGTGGTTGCCGTCGTTCCCGGCGACGCTGACGTCGGCCATCGTGTAGGACATCAGGCCGGAATCGTGGCCTCCGGCCGGGAATCCTCCGCCGCCCGCGAAGGTCTGGGTGGGCGACGCCCACACGCCGTGCCCGGTGTTCGTGTAGCGGATGGCCGACGCCCACGTCAGGCCGAGGCGGCGCAGGTGCGCCGCGATCCCGGACCCGGTCAGGTTGAGGACGTTCGCGCCCGCGGTGACCTGCATGATCACGGAGCCGAGGAGCATCTGGGCGAGCGAGTTGGACGGGGTCCCCAGTTCGCCGCCAGAGGTGACGCTGGTGAAGTTGTCGGAGAGGCTGTTGCCCTCAATGGTGATGTGCTTGGCGATGACGAGCGGGGCGTCGATCGCATAGGGCGTGTCGCCGACGGAGGGGATCCACAGCTTCCCGCCTGACGGGGTGTCGGCGATCGCCTGCAGCAGCATCGCCTTGTCGGTCGCGACCACGCCTGTCGGGCGGTGCGCGACGATGTCCGCGGCGCCCGCCCGGGTTCCGAAGGTCAGGGGCGTGAGCTGCGTTGCTGTAGGAACATCGCCTACGGATGCGCCCGTCGTGTCGACTGGGGCGCCGTTGATGCCGCCGGTCCCGGCGACCTGGTGCCGCTCGATGGTCACTGGACAACAACTCCCGTGATGAGGACGTCGACCGCGGTCGCGGCTGTGGAGGTGATGCGGAGGGTCGCGGCCTCGGGGAGCATCGCGACGAACGCCGGGTCGAGGACGAGGACTGTGTTGACCGCGAGGACGTGGTCGTCGAGGACTGCCCGCGCGGTGCCGCCGGACGTCGGGATCACGAGCACATCGACGGTGACCGACGCGGCGGACACGTTGGTCAGGGTGAAGCTCTTGACCAGCCACGCCCGGTTCGCCGGGACCGCGTAGTCGTTGTTCCCCGACGCGAGCTGCGCCTGCACCAGGACAGCCGGGGTGAGGGCCGTGGCCTCGATGATGTTGGGGGTCGCCATGTCAGGCCTCCACGCTGTAGGTGATCGCAGCCGCGGAGATCAGCCGGACCTTCGTCGGCGGGCCGGCGCCTGCACCTTCGAGCCCGGTGAGCACGCCGTTCGGGCCGGTGAGGCTCCCGGCCCAGCCGGGGAACAGGATCCGGGACCGTGCCCCCGCAACGACCGCGGCGACCTCGCCTGAGCTGACGTAGACCGGGGTGCTGCCGCCGGGCCACAGGATCAGCGACACCTCGCCGTCGACGTTCGGGAACGTCACGACGTCCTCGACGCCCGGCGCGAGCGTGTGGGCATGCGAGGCGACGTCGCCCGAGGCGATCGTGTAGGCGGCCAAGGTCAGCTCCCCAGAATCAAAGCGAGGGCAGCGGCCCGACCAGCCGCCGCGGAACCACCGCCGAGCGGCTCGTACCGCGCGTCAGCAGCGGCTTGGGTCAAGTACGTGACGACCTGCGTCGGCTCCTCCACGGAGCGCGCCACGTCGTCCAGATCGATCGCCCCGCCGTTGTAGGGCACCTCGAGGTAGTAGGTCTCCCGTGCCCGCGCGCCCGCGATGTGGGTCGTCACCTGGTAGGAGACGCCGGTCGGTGTGGTGCCGGGGTTGTCGGTCGCCGCGAGGGTGGTCGAGATGGCACCAGCCACGATCTGCACGGTCCGGGACGCCTCGACCACGTGGGCGCCGTTGCGCATCACCGCGGTCGGGGTGAACACCACAGCGCCGGACGCGGGCGTGCCGTCCGCGTACTGGTAGGTGCCGGTGACGGCGACCTGCGTGAATGCCACGGGCACAGTCCACCCCGCCGGGCCGGGCCGGGCCTGCTAGTCGCGTGTCAGCCCGGCAGTTCCACGACCGGAGGGGTCGGAGGCGCAGGGCACGCCGCAGCCCCGGCCGGGTGCTCCTCCACGAGCGGCTCCGCCGAGTACGTGGTGCGCCAGACGCAGTTCCCGTCGACCAGCACAGGCTCCGGCCCGGTGAGCACCGAGCGGCCGGGCTGCCCATCGACGCCGTCGATCCCATTGCGTCCGTCCGCGCCGTTCTCGCCATCCGTCCCGTTCTGCCCGTTCTCCCCGTCGACACCGTTGCGCCCGTCCCTGCCCGGGTCGGGTGGGTTCTCGGCGTAGCGACGGTCGACCGCTGTCTGGATCTGCTCCGCGCTCGGCCCGGGTGGTGCCGGGAGCCGCGAGAAATAGTCACCCGAAAGCCGGGCCAGCTCGTCGAACGACGGGCCCCGCAGCGACCCGACCACGGCGCCACGGAGGAGGTCGGCGACCTGCTCGGCCGTCGGTGCCTCCGGGAGGCTCGCCAGTACCTGCGCGGTGATCGCCGCCGCGGAGACCTCCTCAGCGTCGCCGCCAGCGGGCGCCAGCACCGGTGGCTGACCGCGCGACGCCAGCTCGTCGTTCGCCTCGGCGAGCCGGTCGAGCGCGACCTGCACGTCCGCGACGTCGCCGGCGGTGCTCACGGCGGTGGACAGGGCGATGGACGCCACGAGGAGCGGCACGATCAGGGCGACGAGGAGCCCGACGAGCGCGGACCGGCGCGACACCTGGCGGGCCGCGGTCTCCCCCGCTGCCTTCCCTGCCGCCTTCGCGATCGACTCGACGCGGCGGGGCTCGTCGGCGGCGGCCTGCTGTGCGAGTTCCTGCGCGACCTGGCTCGTCTGCCGCACGTCGGCGTACGTCGGGACGGTGTCGTCGTCGGTCATCAGGGCCTCTGCCACAGCTGCATGTTCAACCGGTTGATCTCGGCGCGCAGGTCCACCAACTCCCTGCGGGCCTGCGCCAGTTCCCGTTCCACCTGCTGGAGTGCCTGGTCGTGCGCCTTCGTGTCGGCCTCGATCTGCTCCCGTAGGTGATCGATGAACCGCTCGTACGCCTGGGTCGCCGAGTCCACCGCCTGCGGGAGCGCCGAGGCCGACTGCGGGACCGGTGGCGGGTCCGGCTTCGGAGCTGCCTTCGGGGAGATCCGTTCCCGGATCGTCCCGCCGAAGTGGAACAGGATCGTGACGAGGACGATCGTCCCCAGCGCCGCGTACGCCACCCCCGGGGAAAGGTCCGCGAGCACGGACAGGTCCGGTAGCGGGGCTGCGCCCACCACCTGCCGGTAGAAGTGCGAGGTCACGTCGCACGCCGCGCCCGGGCTTCCCGACGACGCCAGATCAGCCCGTTCGCGTGCAGTCCGGCCATCAGGAGGATCAGCCCCGTGAGCGCGATCGTCACGGCAGGCGACAGGGTCGCACCAGTCGCCAGGCCGAGGACGGCGGAGGCGCCCCAGAACAGCCACAGCGGCACGGCCAGGAGGTGCGCGGCTAGGAGCCGGTCGACCGTCAGCAGTACGGCCACCAGCGCGTACCCGACACCCCACGCCCACAGCGGCGCCACAGCCTGCATGAGCACGATCGACGGGGCGGAGCCGGCGGGGGCCACGATGAACGCAGCCGCGACCGCGGCGTTCGCGCACGCCACGACCAGCTGCACCCGACGCACGACGTGGCCGTCGACAACGATCTCGCGACCAGCGCGCCGGCCAGCACGATGCGAGCCCAGCGCGGGTCTCCCGTCCTCCGGGGCGGACATGTCCACGCCGCAGTAGACGTCTGGGAGTTGGGTCAGGGGGTGGAAGACGCGTGTTCGTCCCCGGGCTCCTCAGGGGCAGGCAGTGCGCGCTCCGCGATCAGGCGGGTCCGCATTTCCTCCGGGGTTTCCCGGCTACGCCCCGCCCCGACACGGCGCTCCTGCTGGACGGCCGCGCGGGCGCCGCGTTCCCGCCGCACCCGATCCCGCTGTTGCCGGTACGCCTCCCGCTTGATCTCGATGTGCGGCAGGGACATCGGCATCTCCCGCCGCAGCACCTCGATCGGGTCCTCAACCCCAGAATCGGCCAAGATCTGCATCAGAGGTCCGGCCGCGCCGATCTTCGACCGGCCTTTCTCTCCGGCCACTCGACCGCGGCCCTTTTTCGCGCGCACCTGATCGAGGACGTGTTCACGCGCTTCTGCGATGTCGTCGACGAGGTGCGGCGCCTTCGGGTGGTCGTGCGTGATCGGGTCGTCGACGTACGGCAGGTACAGGGCCACGTCGAGGAGGATGTCGAAGTCGTCCGGGTCGAGCCCGTACTCGACGGCGAGGTTCTCGAACATCTCCTCTGGCAGCACCGACACCATTGCGACCGGGCCGCCGCCGGTCGGCAGCCCCATGCGCTGGGCGGTGGCATCGTCGGCTTCCACCAGCGTGCCGACCATCCAGGCGCGGCCGCCGCCCATCTTCACGAGGTCGGCGTGGTGCACGGTGATTTGCATCAGATGTCCGTCCCGAACGAGGCGTAGTGAATCCAACCGGAGTCGGCGGTGTTTCCTTTGAGAATCGTGAAGCCAGTTGCTGACACGGCCGACAGATAGGTATACGTGTTCCCGCCCTGCCACGAATGCAGGATGACTCGCGCGTCGGCCATCGTGCCCCCGTAGGCGAAGTTGATCCCAGAGTTGGCGCTGGTCACGTTCGCGAACCCCATGAAGAGGGCACCCGCCCCACCGGAGCCGGCGTCACCGGCGGCGAAGCGGCCTTGCAGCCGAAACCTGCCATTGTTCTCCACCTGTAGCCAGCCGTCATCGGCGGCGAGGTAGGCGCCGAAGCCCGTACTGGCGGCGTAGAGCTGCACACCGCCGCCGGTCGTGGTGTAGGTGCCTGCAGACGTTTTGTGCCCGAGCAGCACCCCTACGTCCCAGGCGAAGAGCGACGGGCCGGATGAAACCCCACCGGTGTTGATCCGCTCGAGCCCGAACGCCGGGCCGGTGCCGCCGGTCGGCAGGGGGAATGGCAGCGAGAACATGCGGTACCGCTCGGCGGTGGCGTTCGGATAGAGCGAGATCGACGGTGGGGGCCCTGGCTCGATCACGACCGTGGACCCGGATCCGATGCCGGCCCCTGCGGTGAGGCGCCCGACGATCGACAGCAGGCTCGTGGGGATCGAGAAGTTGAGCAGCACCGCGCCGGTACTGGAGTAGCAGCGGAACCCGGCCGTGTCGAGCTCGACCCTGGCTCCGGAGGTGGCCGTCCGGATGATCCCGGACACCGTCATGAGCGCGTTCATGATCCCGGCGGTCAGCTTGCCGATGCTGACGGAGGCGATGTCCCCGTCGCCGACCTCCACGAGCGTGGCGGAGTCGACGACCGACGCGGCAGAGGCGTTGTGGGACTTGTCGACCGAGACTAGCCGCGCGAACCACGTCTGCCCGTACTCGCCGATCGTGGACGGCATCGTCCCGGCGCCCGTCAGCCTGTCGATGTAGGTCGTCGAGAGGTCGGTGTTCAGCGTGCCGTCGGGGTTCAGCGGCCGATCGGGGACGAACGCTGCGGAGAGGCTGGCGTGGACCTCGACGTGTGAGAAGTCCGGCGGCTGCACCTCGCCCGCCGAGCCGAGGCCGTCCCAGGTGACGGTGAAGATCCCCAGGTAGGACGCGGCGACCGGGTCGGACGGGGTCGGAGGCGGTGTGGCGTCGTCCTGCGTGACGTGTCCTACCTCGGTGGCCCAGGCCCCGGCCCGGCCGAACTGGTCGACCGCGCGGACCCTGACGCTGATGGGCGTGCCGGCGACGACCCCGTCCCAGGTGGCGGTCAGCCCGAGCACCGGCGGCGCGGGGATCCACGCCGTCGGGAGTCCCGGCAGCCCGCCCGAGTACCGGAACTGCGGCTCGAAGTGCGACAGGTCCCCCATCGGGGTCCCGTCGGCGTTTTCGGTGACGTTGACCCAGGTGGCGGTGACGATCGCGGCGGTGCGGTCCTGATCCGGGTACGGCGCGGAGGCGACGGCGAGCCCGACGACCTGCCCCGGAGCCTTCCCGTCGTCGACCGAGGGTGAGGGGGTCGAGGCCCCGGTGATGATCTGCCCGGCCGCCAGGCCGGAGAGTTGGCGCTGGATGGCGACGTCGCGGCTGTTGATGAGGTCGCCGAGGACGATGCCGCCGGAGTAGCGGTCCTCGCCCTGCGACTGCGACACGGTGATCTGCGCGATGCGCTCGCGGCGCAGGCCTGACCCGGTGTCGTCGTACACCCAGTCCAGCGGCATGAGCTCGCGGAGCGGGACGGGCTGGTCCTGGTCGAAGGTGAGCGCGCGGGTGCGCTCGTCGGTGCCCGTCACCCGCCGCGGCAGCTCAAGGTTGCCGTAGGCGAGAGCAGCGACGGAGGAGGCGAGGTTGCCCTCGCTCAGGAACTGCCCGATCTTCCGGCCGCGCGTCGCAACGGCCGTCGGGTCCTCCACCTCGACGTAGACCCCGTCGGCCCCGGCGATCATCAGCGTCGTGGCGGCGGCCGACACGTCCGTGCGGCGGGGAGCCTCGGACAGGTCGCGGCCGGCGCGGAACACCATCGGCGGGTCGTTCGCGGTGTGGTCCGTGCCCACCGCGGTCGGCTCGAACGCCCGGATCTCCAGGTCGGCGGCGACCTCGAACTCAAGCATCCCCCACTCGCGCAGCTGCTGCGCCACCTCGAGCGCGGTGCGGCCGGGAGGGAAGCGAGGGCTGGTCTGGGATGCCCAGGCGATCCCGTTGGAGTCGTGGTCCCCGGTGAACGTCCATGTGAACCCGGCGAGGTAGCCGTCGGTCTGCAGGATCGTGAGGACTGCGTGCAGGATGTCGCCGGCCGTCGCGTCGGCCCAGCCCCACTCCCCGTCGAGGCCGGACTGGTTGTACGGCAGCGGCGCCTCGGCGAGCAGGCCGGTCAGGAACCGGCCGTAGAAGGTGCGCGTGGCGCCCTCGGCAACCTCGTCGCCGTCCGAGGCGTAGAGCAGCGCGCCGAGGCTGCGATCGTGCGTGCCGTCCGTGCGGATCCGAATGAACAGGTCCCGGGCCGCGGTCACTCGCTCCACGAGCGCGTCGTAGTTGATGCCGTCGACCGGATATTCGAGCGTCACCGCCCCGGCCTCGCCCGGCACCATCGACAGGTCCCACGACACGACGTGCGGGAGCGGGCACAGGAGCGAGCCGTCGTCGTCGACTGCCCAGAAGTCCACGCGTAGCGGCGGACGGATCGCCGACTCCAGCGTCGGGATGCCCACCCCGGGCGCCGCGATCCCGGACGGCCGGATGATCGGCACCACCCGCGGAGTCCCCACCGGCGGGGCGGGGATGCCGCCCTCTGGCTGGTCCGGGAACAGGGTCGTGTCCGGGAAGAGCGTCTCGCTCGGGTACGGCGGGTTGGGGACGCCGCCCAGGTCGATGACCGCCACGACTCAGCCGCCCAGGAGGATCGACAGGAAGCCGCGGGTCCGGGCGATCGTCGATGCCGGGGCCGCAGCGGACGGCAGGACGATGGACCACACCATGGCGTCGTCCGAGATCGACGGTGTGAAGCTGCCGGTCACAGCGCCGGGGGTGGCCTTGACGATCGAGGCAACCGCGACCGTGAGCGCCTCCAGGGTGCCGGTAGCGGTGGCCTGCGTGGTGTCGGACAGTTCCGTCCACCCGGCCGGCTCGGTCACCGTGGCGGTGGTGGCGGTGCCCGGGTCGAGGGCGACTCCGCCGATGACGACCGAGTCGGCGACCGTGGTGGTCTGGGCGGGGACGGCGTGCGAGGTGCCGAGCGGTGAGGTGCCGATGGTCAAGCTGGCGAGATTCCAGCCGGGGCCGCCCCGGAAGGTGAACCGGCAGCCGCGCCACAGGCGGCTGCCGGGCTTCGTCAGCGTGAAGGCTGCTGCGGCGGGGTCGGCCGTCGGGTCGGCTGTGTAGAACAGCGTCTGGGTCGTGTCGGTGCCGCCCGCCTGCCCTCCGGTCATGGACAGGGAGCCGCGGAGTAGCCACCCAGCCGCGGGGGCGGGCATGGTTTCGCCGGTGGTGGCAACGTGCAGCACGACGCCCTGGTGGTCTCCGGTGGCGGTGCCACTGGGAGCGGCAAGGCTGACAGCGGTGTTCTGCCCGCCGTTTGCGACGGCAGTGCCGACCTGCACCGGGCCATCGGGGAGGGTCAGCGTCGACGTGCCGTCGGTGCCTGCATCCCAGGCGGCACCCGGCGAGCCGTACGCGGTCCCCGTGTCACCGTCGAAGTAGGCGCCCGGCGGGGTGCCCGCCTCGGCGAGGGACGCCGCGCCCTCCCACAGGAACAGCGCCACCTGGAAGGTGCCGCCGCCGCTGCACCGGACCAGCGTCCGCATCCGGGTCGCGTCCGCGGTGTCGCCGGCTGCGAGCGACGCGGTCACCTGACTGCGGTCGATCCGCGTCCAGACCCCGGTGGCCAGCGGGTACGTCACGCCCGACCCGTGCCCGGAGACGAACGTGGCGCCGGCGTAGGACTGCATGAACAGCGTGGCGACCGGGCTAGTGGCCCCGATCGGCTTGATCCACAGGGAGTGGTTCCGGTTCTCCGCTGCGAGACAGTCGGTCTCGGGGAGGAGCACGCTGGTCGTACCGTCTGCGGCCCGTTCCCAGGCCCACCCTCGGGCGACGCCGTCGGGCGAGGGTAGGTCGGCGACGGCAACGCGCGTCCCGTTGGTGAGGCCAGTGCCACCGACCTTGAGGTACGGGTTCGAGCTGCCGTTGTGCCTGATGCCCATCAGGCGTAGCCCTTTGAGTAGCTGACCACCCGGAACCGGGCTGCGGTGGCGTCGTAGATCGCTCCGATGTAGTCGGTCATCCCGGACGCGGTCGCCGTCAACCCAGTGACATCGGCGCCGAACGCGAATGCACCGGCGCTGCCCGTCGTGAGGGTCAGAGTGCGAGCCGCACCGGAAGCGGTGTGCTCGATGACCAGGGGCTGGCCCTCGACCGGGTTCAGCGGCGCCGAGATCGTGCGGTCCCCCGCGGCGACCAGCTTGTGGACCCGGCCCATCGCCGCGTCCAGTGCGACGGTCGCACCGTCCGTCAGCGTCACGACCCCGCCGGGGTGGGCGCCTCGCAGCACCACCTGCGCGGGCTGGGTGACGACCCGGGTGTCCGACCAGTTCGGCGTGTTCTCGATCGCGTTGGAGCCCCACTCGACGTTGAGCTGCCCGCCCGCGGCCGCCCCGAGCTCGAACGCGCGGGATCGCTTCACCGTCGGGGCCGTGCCTGACGAGAAGTGCGCGTAGTTCCCGCCGCCGATGGCGATGTTGACGCGGGTCTGGCCGCTGCCTGCCACGACCGCGAAGCACGTGAACCGGCTCGCGACCGGCGAGGCGGGCTGAGCGGTGGAGACGATGTTCCCGTTCAGCTCCGACGCGCGCCCGTTCAGGCCGCCGGTCATGAGGATGCCGTTGTAGAACACCCCGGCGGCGTCCAGCCCGCCGAAGTCCTCGATGTAGTTGCCGCGGCAGGTCGTCGCGTAGTAGTTCCCGAGCCGGATCGCGCCGAGGCCGATGGTGTAGATGTGGTTGTCGCTCACGAACCATCCGGCCGACCGGTCGATGCGGATGCCGTAGCCGTCGACCGATGAGATGAAGCAGCGCTCGACGCGCCCGTCGAGGTTCGCGATCTGGTTGCTGGCCTCCTGGTGGATGGCGTTGCCGCCGATGCTGGCGAACCGGCACTCGACGATCGAGTTCTCGCTGGCGCTGTTGGTGATGACGTTCGTCGTGTTCCGGGTCCGGTCGTTCAGCTCAACCCCGTGGCCGGTGAGGTTGCGGAACTGGCAGTCGTAGACCCTGCTCCAGAAGTTGGTGAGGACCAGTCCGCGGACTGCGGTCCCGAGGGTGCTGCCGTCGATCTCCAGGCCTTGGATGCGGACCGGGTTCCCGCAGGTCGTGGAGTTGTTGTACCAGGCGGCGCTCGCAATGACGGCGTCCGCGATGCCTGCGGCTGCCTTGATTGTCGTGCCAACGCTGAGGCCGCCGCCGCCCATCAGCGTGATGCGCCCGGGGATAACGATCGTCGCCGAGACGAGGTACGTGCCGGGTGGGAACCACACGACCCCGCCCGCAGGGGTGGCGTCGATGGTGGCCTGGATCTCGGCGGTGTCGTCCGCGATGCCGTCGCCGACCGCGCCGAAGCTCTTGACGTTGTAGTAGGCCGCGGCGCCGAAGATCCCGGCTTCGGCGTGCGTGAGGCGGGACCCGGAGAGTGGGGTGCCGCCGGCGGATCCGTTGGCCCAGGCCTGAGGGCTGTAGGGGGTCGTCATCAGAGCGTCGCGATCTTGTTGGCGCCGTTATCCCAGGCCACGGTGAAGTCCCCGCCCACCGGAGTGCCGGGGAGTCCGGACGCGGTATCGATGAAGATCAGTAGCCGAGAGGTCGCGTCCGAGCCCGTGTTGACGAACAGGATCACGGCCTCGAACTGATCCCCGGTCACGCCGGTGACCGTGTGGTCGGTGGCGTCGAGCGCGCCGAGGGTGGCGGACTTCCCGACCAGCGGTCCTGCCGTGGCCACTCGCGCACCGACCGGGACCGACGAGCGGAACTCGTGCGAGGCGATCGACACCGTGTAGTCGGCGAGGTCGACGAAGTCGAGGTGGATCGCAGCGCCGGTGGTGCCCGTGCCCCAGTTGATCAATCCGCCCGCCCACGCTTCGCGGGCCTTGCCGTACACCTGGTTGCTCACGGCGTTCCCTCCAGGTCACGCCGCGGCACGGCCGGGGCGGCGACATGCACGACCGGCACCGGGAATGCGGGCCACTCCCGGACAGTCGCGTCCGTTGTGTCGAGGTTCGGGTAGTCACGGCGCCGGTAGTCGGCTCGCCCGAGCGCCTTGAACCCTGCCTCGCGGCGGGCCTCGCGGGCGTCGATGCAGGTGGCCTTGCTGGCCGGCCCGTGCATCCGCCCGGTGTGCGCCGCCAGGAACTCCCGCACCCGCGGCTCGACGTAGGACACCGGATCCCGCTGCCGCCACAGCGCGCCGCACACGCAGTACAGCTCGACGAACACCTCGACGTCCGGGTCCGTGTGCACGGCGGGGTCGTAGAGGGGCGGCCGGTCGGGCTGCTTCGTCTTCCTCTGCTTCGTGGGCATCCTCGTCATCCGATCTTGTACTTGCGCTTGCCGGTGATCACCGCAGTGCCAGCCGTGGCCCCGGTGTTCGTGAGTTCGACGACCGGCGGCCCACCACCCGGCTCGGGCTTCAAGGCGAACCACCGGCTCGTCCCCCGGCCGCCGTACTCGAGGTCCTCGTACAGGCCAGGTGCGACGCCGGCGGACCCGTAGACCTGCCACGCCGCGGTGTCGACCGTGACCGTCTGCCCGGACGAGATGACCCGCGGCATGCGCACGAAGACGCCGGTCGAGGACTGCTCGAAGCGCGGGTTGTTCTGCGGGGCGAACGCGATGAGCAGGTCCTCCATCGGGGCGGACGCGTCGGCGAACGCGCCCAGCGTCTGCGGGGCGCCGGCCACGACGATCTCGGAGACCGGGTCGAGGTCGGACCAGAACGGCGACGGGCAGCTGAGCGCCACAGCCATCCGGCCAAGGCTGTAGCGGCCCCGCCCGGACACCTCCGGCTCGACCGTGGCGGTCACCTCGCCGCGGATCTCCCGCGCCGTCCCGTCGCTGAGCGTGTGCCGGATGGTGACCAGCTCGTCGACCACGAACGTCGAGATCAGCTCGCGGAGGTTCTGCATGAACAGCAGCCGCGCCCCGGCGTCGGTCGCGTCCGGGATCGAGCCGTCCGGCCGGACACCGCGCACCCACATCGGCAGCACGACTGCCCCGGCCTGGTGCCGCTTCCCCGGGATGTGCAGCTCGCCGTGCGCGCCCGGGATCACGAGGTTCGTGCCCCGCTTGGCCGGCACGACGAGCAGCCCGTTGACGCCCTCGACGGAGCGGTCCACGCAGCGGTCGAGGTCCACCTCGACGCCGTCGGAACGGATGACGCTGATCTGTTCGGTCACCGGGAGAACACCCCAAGGGCGGAGAGCGTGCGGAGGTCTTGGGCGGCCTGGTCGGCGGTCGGCACGACACTCGGCTCGATCGTCTGGTTGAACGTCAGGTCTCCGCCGCCGAGGCCTGCACGCTCGATGGCTGCAGCGACCGCCCGGCCGATGTCGTCGGCCGTGGGGCCGGGGTCCTGCTGGACCTGCACGACCCGCGACGTCGCGTCGGTGGCGTTGACCTGGCTGCGGACGGTGAGGTCCCCGAGCTGCGCCTGGACGGCGGAGGAGATGTAGTCCCCGAGCGCCGAGCCGTCTCCACCGCGGACGTTCGCGGGGTCGAGCTGGTCGAGGACCCGCTGTGCGGCGTCACCGGCGGCGGAGATGTCGACGGCATCCACCGCGGCGGCCGACATGCGTTCGGTGGCGCGCTCGACTGCGGGGGTGATGCGGTCGACGCCCTGCGCCAGACCGAGCCCGAGCTGGCGGCCGACGTCGGCGAACACCTTCGACGGGGACGCGATGCCGAAGAACGAGAGGACCGAGTTGAGGGCTCGCTGAGCGAGGTTCATCAGGAAGTTGATGACGCCCTGCGCGGCGGAGGAGAGGCCGTTGATGAGGCCTTGGATGACGTTCCAGCCGAGGTTCACCATCTGCCCGATCCATCCGCCGAGCGAGCCGAGGACCCGGCCGGGGAGACCGACGAAGAAGTTGACGATGTTGCCGATGAACCCGCCGATGTTGCCCAGCACGGTCGAGGCGAGGTTCCCGAAGAACCCGATGATGTTGCCCACGAACCCGCTGACGGCGCCGACGACGTTGCCGATCAAGTTCTGCCAGCCCGAGATGACGTTGCTGACGAAGCCGGTCACCGCTCCGACGACGGTGGAGATCAGATTCAGCCAGAGCCCTGTGAGGTTGCTGGCGAACCCGGTCACCGCGCCTACCACGGTGCCGACGAGGTTCCCGAAGAACCCGATCACCGTGCCGACGAAGCTCCCGACCGACCCGGCCACCGACACGATCACGCCGACGATCGACGAGATCACCGACGAGATCGTCGCGATCGCCCCGGTCACGAAGTCAGCGACGGCCTGAAAAGCACCGGTGACGATGGTCCGGAACGTCTCGCTGTTGTTCCAGGCGTAGATCAGCGCGGCGACCAGCCCGGCGATCAGGGTGACGACGAGCCCGATCGGGGACAGGGTGAAGGCGAGCGACAGGATCCGCCAGACCGCGGTCAGGGTGGTGATGACCCGCGAGATCGTGATGATCGTGTTGACCAGGCCGAAGATCGCTGCCCCGACCGTGATCAGGATCGGCAGGAATGGGGCGATGATCGAGAACAGGGTTCCGATCACCGGGAGCAGCGGGGAGATCGCCGCGAAGATCTGCACGAACCCGACCGCGAAAGCGGTGATGCCCGGAGCCGCGGCCTGCAGCCCGAGGATGAGGTTCTGGACGATGGTCGCGAGCAGCGGCGCGATCGCCACCCCGATGCCCGACAGCACCGGGCCGATCACGCCGAGGGCCTGGACGACCCCACCGATCAGCGGCATCAGCGCCGTAGCCGCGTCTGCTGCGCCCTGGAAGAACGCGGTGAGCGCCTGCTGGCCGGCCACGCTGTTGACGGTGTTGTTCAGCTGGTCGGTGAGCCGGAGCAGCGTGCCCCCGAAACCGCCGGTCACCTGATTCGCGGCCGCGAACACGCCGCCGATGACGCCGCCGAGGTTCCCGAGGATCGCCCCCAGCGTCTGGAACGCAGTGATCCCGCCCTCGATCCACCCGGCGAGCTGACCGGAGGCCTCCGCGGCGGAGATGAAGTTGGCGAACCTCTGCGCGACGCCCTCGATCGCCGCACCGAGCCGGGGCATGAACGTCGCGCCGACCGTGAAGATGTCGGTGAACGCCTCCGTCAGCGGCATGAAGGCCCGGGCCGCGTTCGCCACCCCCTGCGCGACGAGGTCCAGAGCGGGTCGCAGCTGGCCGACCGTGTCTGCGTCGTTGAAGAACGTCAGGGCGTTCCGGCCGGCCAGGTTGAACGCGTCCGCCACGGTGCCGAGCGCGGCTCCGAGGATCGGGATGTACGTCGTGCCCAGCTGCGTGATCGGCCCCGCCAGTCCCTCTAGGAGCCGCTGCTGCACCCCCATCTGCATTGCATTCCAGGCGGGGCGCATCGCGTTGAGCGCGAGCACCACCTCACGCCCGGCCGGGGACAGCTTCGACATGGCCAGCGCCACCTGGTCGATCCCGCCGGCACCGGCAGCACCGGCCTGCCCCGCCTCGCGGATCGCGTTCGCGACGTCCCGCTGGGCTTCGGAGACGCGGAGTGCGGCGTCCACCTGGGCGCGGGAGGCCATCTCCTGCGCGACCGTGAGGCCCTCCTGCGCGTCGGCGACCTGCCGAGCACCGTCAACCTGGGCCTGCGCGAGCTCCCGCTGTGCGTCCGCGACCCGCTGCGCCGACTCCTGAGCCGACCTCGCGGCCTCCGCCCGGGCGTCGGTGATGCCCTGCTCGGCGCGGCGGACCTCGTCGGCGGCGTCAGCGACCCGCTGCTGCGCCGAGACGACACCGTCAGAGCCGTTGATCCCGGCGGCAGCGGACGCCTCCGACTCCTGCTGCAGGTCCTGGTACCGCTCGCGGGTCTCGTCCAACCTCAATGCCGCTTGCCGGGCATCGAGGTCGAGCCGCTGCAGCTCCCGGCCGTCCACGCCGACGTTCCGGGCCTGCGCCAGCCGCTCCTGCGCGTCGGCCAGGGCGATGACCGCTTCCTCTTCCGAGAGAGCAGCACCGCGCACGGACAGCGCGAGATCTTCCTGCGCTTCCCGGGCGTCGCGGACCGCGCGCGTGAGATCTTCCTGCGCCTGACGGGCCGACCGCTGGGCCCGCACGAGGGTGTCCTGGGCGTCGGCGATGCGGCGGATCGACTGGATCTGGGCGTCACTGGCGGCCTGCGACGCCCTGGCCAAGTTGCGTTCACTGTCGGCGATGCGCTGGGCAGCTGAGGCCTGCGCATCCGCCAGGGCCCTGCGCGCCGCAGCCACGGCACGTGCCCCGTCGATCGACGCCCGATCCGCCGCGGTCTGCGCGGACTGCAGCGACATCTGCGCCGACCGGATCCGCTCGGCCGCCGCCTCATGCGCTGCAGCAGAGGCGCCAGCGGCGGCACCTGACGCGGACTGCGCGGCCCCGAGGGCCTGCAGCGCGCCACCGATACCGGACAGGCCGAGCCGCATCGCCCCGACGCCGAGAGCGACGCCACCGAGAGCGGCGGGCACTGCCGCGGCGATCCCGGCCAGCGACCCGAGGGACGCCCCGACGGCACCGATGATGGCGATCCCGCCGCCGAGCGCGGCGTACGAGGCGGCAGCCGCCGTGCCGAGCGCGACCAGCCCGGCGCCGGCGCGCAGGCCGCCTGAGATCAGGCCGGAGAAGCTCGAGCCGGACCCGGAATCGGAAAGCTGCCGGAGTGAGCTGTTGGCTTGGTTCGCCCCCGAGACGAGGCCCGAGAAGTTGACGCGGCTGATCTGCCCTGACAGCCCCGCCAGGCTGATCCCGTCCAGGGCTGCCCGGATCCGCTGTCCCACCGACGCGCCCTCGTCGCCCATCCGCCGCAGCCGCTGCGCCAGAGACTCCGCGGCGCTCCCCGACCGGGACATCGACGACGACAGCCCGTCCTGGGCGCCGCGGTGCCGGGAGATCGCGCCCTCGACGGCCTGGTTGGCGGAGGCGAGACGCTGCTGGGCGTCCGCGACACGGCTGGTCGAGCGCTCTACGGCTGAGTTCGCCGACTCGGCGCCACGACGGGCGGCGTTGACGCGCTCCTCGGCCGCGACGAGCTGATCGGCGCCGGCCCTGCCCGAGGCGCGGAGCGTCTGCAGGCGGGTCTCGGCGACCACCACGCGGCCGGCCGCGTTCTCCGCCCGGGTGCGGGCCGCGGCGAGGCGGTCCTCAGCGGACTGCACCTGCTGCGCCGCCCGGGTCTCCGCTGTCCTTGCGCGGGCGACCCGCTGGGAGGCCTGCTCGACCTCGCGCGACAGCCGGTCCGCGACGTTCGTGCGCGAGGCTTCGCGGTCGGCGCCGTCGGCGAATGCCTTCCCGAACCGGCGGCCGGCGGTGGCTGCGTCGCGCTCGGCGCCGCTGCTCTCTGCCTCGACCGAGACGTACGCGGTGTCCAGTTGCACGGCTATCGCACGGGACACCTCACAGCTGGGGTCGCAGTCCTACGGGGCGCGCTCACGATCGCTGCCGGGGGCGGAGTCGCGCGACCGCCCGCGAGTCGCGACTCACGACAGCGGAGTCGGGACGACACCCGGCGGCAGCTTCATGCCGGACGTCAGCTGGCCCATGGCGCGGGCCTGCTCCGGGGTTGCACCCCAGGTCTCGCGGTTCGGGCCGGCAGCACGACTCGACGCGACCGGGCGCACCATGAGCTGCCGATCGAGGTTGCTCCGCCATTTCTTGATCTCTTCACCCGGGACGCCGTCGACCTCGAGGGCCAGGAGGATGTCGCACGCCAGCCCCAGCGGCATCCCGACGTGGATGCCGGCCTGGTGCGCCTTCCCCCGCAGGTACGAGGCGATGTCAGAGCGGGTGGTGGCCACAGTCAGAAGAGCTGTGGCCTCTACGTAGGGCGGTTGGCCGCCTCCTCCGCGAGCCACTCGAAGACGCTCATGACCTGCTCGAAGTCCACGACCGCGTCGTCGGAGTCGATCAGCTCCACCCAGCGGCGGCGCGACGAGCCCGCCTCGTGGGCGGTGTACTTGGGCAGGTCGGCGACCGGGACGTCGGTGCCGTCCGGGTTGGCGAACTGGCCGGCCTTCACGATCGGCCGCCACTTGACCGGGGTGCCGTCGTTGTTGATCAGGGAGCGGCGGATCACGCGGTCCAGGTACGGCAACACCGCGCCCTGGTCGTCGGCCTCGTGCTTCTTCAGCGCGACCATGTCGCCGTAGGTGATCTGCGGGCGGGCCTTGAAGTAGTGCTCGGTCTCCTCGCCGTCGACGTCGAACGTGACGGAGAAGTCGACCACCGGGATCGGCTCGATGTCGGCCTTCCGGCCGAAACGCTTCTTGGATGCGGCGGGCATGGGCTGAGGGTCGGGCCAGCGAGCAGGTGGGCGCGACGCCCGCGAGTGCCGCGACTCAGCGCAGGACGCGAAGGCTGTCCTGCATGAAGTTGTTGGCCCTGGTGCCCGGGTGTCGGACGGAGCGGGCGAACGTCAGGCCTTGGCTGCCGATGAACCGGAGCGCGCGCCGGCGACGAGCGCGGATGATGTGCGGCTCAGTCCCGAAAATGATGAAGCCGAGGTACTCAGTTAAACCGCGCGCGCCGGCTATGACGTCGACAGCCGGGCCATGCGATGTGCGACGGCGCTGGGTCCGCAGAGTGGTTAGCAGGAGCCCCGTCCGCACCGGTGCGCGGCGCTGCATCTCGGCGAGCACCAGCCGTGCCCGGGAGTCCACGTACCGCCCGACCGGCCCATCGTCGTCGGAGAACGTCGACCGGATGACGTGGAAGTCGGGGTCGTTGCCCCGGTAGCTCGCGCGGGGGCGGCTCACACGAGCATCCCTGCGGTGACCGACAAGGTCGCCTGGTTGCCGGCGTACCCGCCTTCCGGGCCCAGCGTGGTGACCGCTCCCGGAGCGACGAGCGCACCCGCCGGCAGCGTCCGGTCGACGGCCGTGCAGATATCCACCAGCGCCTGAGAGATCAGGCCGGCGTCGCGCATCACCATGAGGCCCGCCTCGGTGAGCCGCTCGACCGGCGGAGGTTTCGTGCCGGCGCGGGCAGCCTCAGGCACGACCCGCCACACCTGCACCGCGTAGATCACGTGCCGGAGCGCGGCCGACGAGACCTGGCTGCCGGCCTTCAGCGGTGACCCGCCCACCCCGGGAGCCTGGCCGTTGCCCACACCGGAGCAGGTGACGACGGCGCAGGGGCAGTCAATGGCGATCAGCTCCGGTGCACCGGGCGCCAGGAACCGGCGCTCGGGCAGCGTGATGCCGACGGCCGCGGCGTAGTGCGTTTCGAGGGCGGCGAGGATCGTCTGCGCGACCGACCCGATGTCGAGGCCCAGACCGGCAGGCACGGGTCAGCCCTGCGAGGCGAGCAGGCGGTCGATCAGCTCGGGTCGGGTCCCGGACGGGTCGAGGTTGCGCTGCTCGGCGAGAGTGACGAGCTCCGGCTTGCTGAGGTACCTGAGGTCGGCCGGAAGGTCCTCGGCCTGTGTAGTCGCAGGGGCGGGCTCCGATGCGGTCGCCAGCGGGGGTGGGGCGAACGGGTCGAAGGCGCGGCGGTCTTCGGTCATGTCGTGCTCCTGGCTCGGGGAAGATCTGGGGACCAGCAGGTGGCAGCCTGTTTGCGGCCATGCGGGTTCGCGGCTCGGATCCAGCTGTCGATCGCGTAAAGACCAGTGAGTCCGCGGTCGAGGAACTCCATGGAATCGAGCGAGTCGTAGCTGAGGCCCTGCCTCGTAACGGAGGAGACCCTCCTGGGGAGCTGGCACGGCTGGTCCGGATCGTCAGCGGCGTCCCGGCCGATCTCGACGGCCAGTTGGGCGACCGCCAGCCTGCCGCCGTCGGGCGGCTCGTGTCCGTACGCGTATGTCACGACACTGCGGTCGTGACATGCCGACCAGCCACGCCCGTCGGTGCGGGCCAGCCATGAGCCGTCCAGACGCCACGCGTCGAACGGGACGTCGTCGACTGCGACGACGGACACGGAGGTGACGTCGGGGTGCGGAAGCCGGACCTTGGTGGGCTCGTGATGCCCGTACGGGGCGTCGGCCCAGCGCGGCCCGAGAATGCCGGCACCGGCATAGCAGGCGCAGTGGCCCCAGCTGCGGTGGTAGCTCCAGCCGCTGTCCTCCCCTGTCCGTGGTGGCGCGGCACGGAGCACGACCTCCGCGGTGAGCCCGGCCCCCCGCCAGCGCCGGCCGGTCGCACTCCAGAGGATGTCGGTGGCCATCCCGAGGTAACCGCACCACGCGGCCTCGGTGTGCAGGCCAACTGCCGACGTGGGCAGGTCATCGACCTGGGCCCACGCCGAGCAGCCGCCTGGGGTTGTCACGTCACGCGTCCGCGATCACAGTGGTCATGCCGGTCGACAGAGTCGGGATCGCCGCCGGGTTGTAGTTGAACTGCCAGACGCGATCGGTCGGGAAGTCGATATCGCCGATTGGCCCGTCACCGAAATTCGCATTCTGTTCGAGGGTGCCGCTGAAAACTGGCTGCAGCGGGTCCTCCGACCCCAGGGCCATGCCCTCCGACGGCCGCAGCTTCGCCCGCGGCAGCACCCAGTGGATCCCGCCGGGAAGCAGGGAGTTGTCGAGCACCGCCCGCGACCACAGCTCGATCGAGACGCCGTTGGGCGTCGGGTCAGTGTTGACGAGCGGGGCCCGGTAGCCGGTCGTGCTCGTGCCGGCCACCCCGGGAGTAGTGGTCGTGACGGCGACAGCCGGCGAGGTGCCACCGGTGAAGCTGCCAGTCGCCGTCATCTGCGCGACGTCGGTGCTGGAGTACTGGCCCGTGAACGTCACCGTCGCTGCGGTGCCGGGCAGCGGGCCGCCCGCCACGGTGACGTCGCCGGGGTTGATGTTCGACAGGCCTTCGAGCGCGGTCCGGACGGTCGCGGCGATCGCGTTGTAGGCGATCGAGGAGGTCGTCTGCCCGGAGAAGGTCAGCGTGAAGGTGCCACCGGTGGGTGTGCCGGTGATCGTGACGGTCTGGACCTCGTTGGTGCCGCCCGTAGTGAGGACCTCACCGCCGGCGAGGAACTGCAAGATATTTGGATCGGGCTGGCAAAAACGGAATTCCTCGAGCGTTCCACCGAGCAGCACTGCGGACGGCTGGTAGTGGACGCAGGTCTGTCCCTGGCCGTTCGTGAGCGTGATCGCGTCCGGCTCGCTGTACGTGTTGCCGATGTTCGCCGAGATCAGCGCCTCGGTCACGTAGGCGTTACTCGCTCCGACGAGTGGAGCGCCGGCGGCGTCGAGCTTCGTGATCCTCGCGCCCAACGCGAAGATGCTCCCCGCACCGTTGTAGGCCATTTCTGTTCTCCTAGAGGGTGATCTCGGTGGCGAGGTGGACGCACGGGTCGAAGGTCGCGGCGAAGAGGCGGGCGGCCCACACGGTGCGGGTGTTGACGGTGTGGTCGACCGACGACGGGTCGTCCTCGATGTCCCACGACGAGGTGAGGACCGAGACCGGGCTGGTGGCGTACGTCCAGACCGTGGCGCCCGCTGCCTGCCCGGTCGGCCCGGTGCCCGGGTAGCCGCCGTCGGCGACGATCGTGTTGCCGGCGAGCGTGACGAGCTGCTGCCCGATCGGACGGACGTAGCCGTCGAGCTGCGGGAGCAGCAGGACGGGCACGTGCAGGTAGACCGGCTGGCCGTGGCTCGTTTCGAGCGCGGCCTGCTCGAGGCGCCCGATCCCGACCCGGGCGGACGCTGCCGCCGCGCCGACCGTCTCCGCATCGGCCGAGGCGAGGTAGGCGTTGGATGTGGTGACGCCGCCGACCAGGTACGTGTCGACCTTCGTCAGCGCGCCGTCCCACAGCTCCCGGGCGATCGCGAACGGCGACTGTGCCTCGGCGACCCGACGCACCCGGTCCAGGTCGACGGGGCCGCCGAGCGTGGAGCACTCGTCCGCGATCCGGAGCCCGACCGGCTGGTAGTAGGCCGACCCGGGCCGGGGCGGCACGTACCCGATGGCGGGCTCGTCGCAGATCGGCACCAGCTGGTAGGCGGTGCCGCACCGCTCGGGGACCCAGGCGAGCCCGGTCTCCCAGCGTTCGACGGTGGGGCGCACCGCGGACGCCACCAGCCCGGAGGCTGGTGGCGCCGCGGCGACGCCCTGGACGTTCGAGAACACGTTCGGTCAGTCCGCGATCGCGTCGGCGGCCGTGGTGTCCTTGGTGCCGGACGTCTGGCCGGTCGGCTGGACCGTCATCGCCAGGCGGAGGCTCTCGACACCGCGGAACGCCGCACCCTCGAAGGTCTCCGAGAACTGGCGGTAGCGGTTCCGGCTGTTGAGCTCGGAGTCGCGCACCAGGCCCAGGTCGAGCGACCCGCCGTCGAGGAACAGCCACGACCCGCTCGGGAAGAGCAGCGAGTCGATCTGGTCGGGGAAGCCCGGGAGGACTCCCCCCGCGGCCGCGTCGGGGTAGGTCTGCGACGCGATGCTGACGCCGTTGACGGTGAGCGCGCCGCCACCACCGGTCGTGGTGGTGACCGTGACCGCCGGCGAGGTGCCGCCAGTGAGGCCCGCAGCCGACGCGGTCATCTGGGCGACGTTGGCGCCGTCCGTCACGCCACCGTTGAACGTGACCGTGTACGCGGTCCCGGGGCCGGGGCCGCCGGCGACGACGATGTCCTCGGCGCGGAGGTTCGACAGGTTCGCGAGCGCCGCCTCGACCGTGGCCGCTGTGGCGTTGTAGGCGATGGCCGCGGTGGTCTGGCCCGAGTAGGTCAGGGTGAAAGTGCCGCCCGTCGGGGTGCCGGTGATGGTCACCGTCTGGACCTCGTCGAGCCCGGCTGGGCCGTCGAGGTGCCACACCACGGAGACGTTGCGGCGGGAGAACCAGCCGTCGATGGAGCTGTCGGCGAGCGCGAGGGCCTCCATCCAGTCACCGGCGGCCATCTGCCGGGCGATGTCGGCGCGCATGAGCGAGCGCACCCAGCCGGGGAGAACGAAGGTCAGCGCGACGCTGTCCTCGATGCGGTGCCGGTTCCTGTAGTACGCGGTCGCCTTGTCGAGGTTCGCCAAGATGTCGCGGGTCGCACCGACGACCTTGGGCGCGGACAGGATCTTCGATCCGGCGGCGAGCTTCGCGAGGAGCCGGTTCTCGGCGAGCCTCGCGTGGGCGATGAGGCCCTGCTGCACGTTGCTCGCGGTGACCTCAGGGTCGAAGCGCGTCGAGATGTTGGAGAACTCGAGGCACAGGTAGATGGCCTCGACGACCTCGTCCGTCAACCCGGGGCAGTCGACGACGTAGCAGGCCTTCGTCCCGAGCGGGTCGGCCGCGTCATCGGTCATCGTCCACACGCCAGCGCCGTACACGGCCGCCGCGGCGGAGGTGTTGGGCCGGAAGGAGATGCCGCCGCGCTCGACGGAGAACCGGCCGAGGGCGTCACGGACGGGGCGCGCCGCGCTGCCGATGACCTCGACGTCGTAGAGGTTCTCCAGCGGGGCACATAGTCCACCGGCCGCGGTCAGGGACTGCGGCGAGGTGACCGCGCGGATCTTCTCGAAGTTGACCTCGGCGTTCTGGCCGAGGACCCGCGAGTCCGGGTAGGCGGTGTCGACCGTCAGGACGGGCATGCGGCCCTTGGTCTTGGCCTGGTAGGCGCCGCGCCACTTCTCGTGGACCGCGCGGGCGATCTCCAGTTCGGAGGTGACCGGGCGGCCCTGCTCGGAGTGCGAGCCGAGGTACACCTTCGAGGTGGCGACATCACCCGCGGAGACCGGTGGGGCAGTCTGCGCGGGGCGACCGGTGCGGCCCTGCGGAGCCTTCGCGGCAGCCGGGGTGGCTGCGGAGCGGGAGGCGAACGCGGAGTCGATGCGGGCCAGGAGCCGCTCGGCGAGCTGGTCGACCACGGCACCGCCAGCGGTGACGAGCTCGGGGGTCTGCTCGGCGGGCGCGTCACCCTCGGCCGCGGTGTCGACGTTGCTGTCGGCGACCGGCTCGGCGGGGGTCTCGGGCTCGTCGAAGTCGGCCAGCAGGCGCTCGGCCTCGGCGTTGACCTTAGCCGAAGCCTCGGCGCGACCACCCTGGATGGCGATGACGGAGTCGCGGATGCCCTTGAGGTCTTCGAGGGTGGCGATCAGCTCGGGGCTGACACCGGCCTTCTTGGCCTCGGTGACCTGCTCGCGGATCGCGGTGACCGCGTCGCTGAGCTGCTCGTCCGTGACCTGGTCGGGGTCGTTGGTGATCTGCTCGCGGAGCTGCTTGAGCTCGTCGAGGTTCATGTCGTTGGGGCCTTTCCGGCGCTGGGGAGCGGAGTCCTCGGGCGAGGGGGCTCGGCTAGGCCGGAGGCGCTGGTGCCTGGCGCTAGGCGTCAGACGGGCGCGATCCCTCTTCCTTGATCAGCGATAGTCAGGCCGGGCGCGCGCGGGGGGAGGAGAGTCGCGTGTCGGGGGGTAGCGCAGGAGCGCGTCAACACTCAAGTGGCTTGACGATGTCCCGCAGCGGGACTAGGTTAGCCCCATGGGAGCAATCATCGAGCTGACCCCGACCGCTGCGCCGTTTCACGCCGAGCTGCGCAGCGAGTCGTTCTACCTCGGCACCAGTGAGACGACCGGCCCTGGACTGCCCGCCCGCCTCGCCGAGCCCTGGACTCGCGACCGCGCCTCATTCGGTCAGTTCACCGTCCCGTCCGCCCTCGTGCCTGCGTTCCGAGCTGCCCTCGGCGACGTGTCCACACGCAAGACCGCCCAGGTCACGCCCAACGACACCGACCCGTGGACTGTCAACCTCAGCAACGAGGGCGCCCTCACGGTCAGCGGCCCTGCGCACCTGTACGGACTCAGCGACGTCGGCACGGAGGCACGCGAGATCCACACAATGGAGATCGCCTACGAGCACCTCCCGCACCTCTACGAGGCGATCGACCAGGCCCGCGACCGCGCCGCGAGGGGCACCACGTGACGCCCGACCCGCTCATGTCCCGCGACGAGGTCGCCGACCACCTCGACATCCCCGTCGACCAGGTCCGAAAGGCCATGTCCCGCGCCGGAATCCCCCACCTCTCCGGCTGGCCACGCGACGAGGTCGAGAAGCTCGAACGCCCCGGCAAGGGCTGGCGTGCCGGGCAGGGGCGGCGTACCGAGACCACCGACTGCACCTGCGGCCACACGCGGAACTACCACGTCGCTGAGGGCGAAGGCGACTACGGCGTCTGCGGTTACGGCCGGGGATGCACCTGCCGGAAGTACCTGACCGACCACACCCCGAACCCCGAGGAGGGGACATGAGCAAGACCCGCGACTTCTCCACCGCGACCCGAGTCCGGAACAACGCGACCGGCACCATCCGTGTCCGCATCCCGGGCACCGACAACTGGATGGCCCCCGAGTTCCCGGGCGAGCTGGTCACCACCAGTCAACTGGAAGCTCTCGTCGAGATGGTCCCCGAGGAGAGGGCCACGACCATGGACGACGACGGCCCACTGCAGGTCGGGCAGACCCTCCGCTGGTTCTGCGGCGGCGCGTTCGGCCGCGACAGCTACAGCGACAAGGTCATCGAAGGCATCGGCCCGGACTGGGTCGTGGCCCGCGAGGACAACGGCGAGGTTGTGTTCAGTGCTGGCGACCCTGACCGGCTGCGGGAGTACCGGTCCAGCGGCCAGTGACGCCGGAGCTATGACCTCGGCCCCGCCGGATGTTCACGCACCGGGCGGGGCCGAGCTCGTCTCAGCTTTGCTCGGCCGCATCCTCGGCGCGCCACTCCTGGACCGACTCGCCGATCGCGCGCAGAATGCGCCACCACTCGGCGACGGCCTCCGCCGCCTCCGGGTCGTCCGGCAAAGTCGGCGACCAGTGCGGCCGGTCCGCAGCTGCAAGCGCTAGCCGCTCCAGAGAGTTCATGCCCTGCGCGTCGCGCTTGCGGCGCGGCGCCTTGGGGCGCAATTCCTCAGGGAGCCGTGGCTTGTGCTGGCCGTAGCGCACGACCAGTCCAATCTGCGCGGCTGGCGGATTCGCCCGGTACGCCCGCAACCACGGGTAGCTCTTCGCGCCCTCGCTGACGTTGCAGCGAGCGCACAACAGTCCTCGCACCAGCATCGTCTCGTGGTCGTGGTCGACGAGGAGAGCCTTAGCTTCTTCGCAGATGGCGCAACGCCCATCCTGATGGATGCGCAGCGGCTCCAACGGGTCGATCATGGCGTCCGACTGGACAACTCCCGCCTCGGGCGGGACGTCGTAGATCACGCCGTCACCTGGCCGGTCTCGCGGTCGTGGATCCGCTTGACGGTCATGGGGGACCAGTCGCCCCCGCGCTTGGTGCGGTGACCTGCGAGGTTGAGGGCGTCGCAGATCTCACGGTAGGAGGCGCCAGCGGCGCGCAGGTCGAGGATGGCGCGGATGGTCGGCTGCTCCTCCGGGTCGGGCTTGGCGTCGCGTTCGCGGCCCTTGCCCTCGCCGCGGTAGCCGAACGCGTAGGAGCCGGTCGCCTTACGGCCGGTGGCCGCCTTGGCGAGCATCCCGCCGCGCATGCGCTTGACAGCTTGGCGCTTCTCGAACTCGATGACCGCGCCCATCACCTGACGAATGAGCGTTCTGCCGGGGTCATCCGGGTCGTCGGTGTGGACCTCGCCGCTCGTCGCAGTGAAGACCTTGCCGCCCGCGCGCCAGATGACGGCGAGCGCGGCCTCCTGGACAGTGAGCGAGCGGGCGAAACGATCTAGGTCTGCAACCAAGATCCCGTCGATGCCTGGCCGCAGGTCGCGGATGGCGGCCGACAGTTGCGGTCGGTCGAGCGCTTCGATGGTTCCACTGACGCCTTCGTCGCGGTACCACGCCGCGATGCGGTGCCCACCAGTCTTGGCGTACTGCCGGATCGCGGCTTCCTGTCGGTCGAGACCCCATGCGTCGATCTGCCCTGCGGATGAAACGCGCAAATAGGCGTAGAGCCTCATGACCAGCAGTGTAACTGAACCGGGCAGTTAGGATACGGAGCGACACGCCTACGGAGCCCATTTCCGGGCGGGAGGCCCCAGCCTGGTCCGGCGCCACACGGAACGACCCGGCCACCTCGGGGGGTTGGTGACCGGGTCGTTCACGCTGGGGAGCAGGACTCCCCGAGCCTCTGCTATTCGCCCTCCGGCGCCCGGGCAGACGCGTGTCCCTCATCGAGCCGACGCCTCAGCACCCGCGCCATCGTCAGGGTGAACTCGTAGGCGTTGCCCTCCTCCACCCCAGCCGCAGCGGCGCGGCGCAGGTGCACGGCCAGGTCGAGCGCGGTCACGTAGGCGTCCTGGATCGACGGGCCTTTACGGCGTCGGCGCGCAGGCCGGTCCCGGAGGTCGTCGGCGACGTTGTCCCAGCCGCGGGCGCGGAGGTCGGCCACTACGAGGGTGCGGGCGTCGTCAGCCATGGTCGCCAGGCTCTCGCCCCGTGGCCTCCCGGATGAGATCGGCGCACATCCCGTCGATTTGCTGCCCCGGGGCGCCCTTCTCCCGTGCGATGGCCTGGCACCGCTCGAATTGGCCTGGGGTCCCGTAAGCGATCCGAGCCGCGATCGCCCCGGCCAGCCACTCAGCCTTGAGCTGGGGCGGCATCCCGGACAGGAAGGACTCGTTGTCGAGCTCGGCGAACAGCTCAGCCGCGCGGTGCGGCGAGTCATCCACCTCCGCGAGGAGAGCGGCCACGACCGCCGGGGTGTCGTCCAGTTCGGACACGAGGGCGGCGTGACGGGCGGAGAGTTCGCCGGCCTCGCGGCGGGCGTCCAGCCTCGACGCGAGCGCCTCGGCGAGCGTGTCGTAGTCGAACGTCGCCGTCCCGGCAGACTCAGGCGTCTCCTCCGGGCGGAGCGCACCGGCCGCGACGAGCGCCATCGGCTCGCCTGACGCCACCCGCGCGCGTGGGATGGGGAACCCGGGCACGTTGACGGCCAGGAGGGCGCACAGTTCGAGCGACGACCCGACTCGGCGCCAGTCCCCACTCAGCGAGGAGGCTCTCAGCCGGGCCGCCGTCACCTCGTCAACGGTCGCCCGGAGCGCGCCGGCCACCCATATGCCGTGCTCGTCCTCCCCGACCGCTGCATCCGCGACCGCGGTCCCGACGTCGTCGTAGTGGCGGACTGTCGCCATCCGTCCGAGGTCGGTGCCAGCGTGGCCGCAGTCGATGGTGATCGGCCCGACAGCCACCTCGCTGCCGTCGTCGCACAGCACCGCGCCGGTCCGGTAGTACGCGTACCCGGTGGTCGAACGGGGCGGGCGGATGCGGGCGTTGGGCTGCCCGATGTGCACCGTGTCCCACAGTGCCGCGTGGCCGTAGACGCGGCCGTCCTCGGTGACGCGGAGCGCGGTGGGCCCGTCGAGCTGCGGGTCGGTGAACCAGTCTGCGGGTGGACGGACGGCGGCGGCTGCGGTCACGGAGGTCTCCTGGTCGAGTGTCGGCCGGGCGGGATCCAGGCTGACGGGTGTGGCACTGACGGCGGCGACGATCTCGTCCGGCTGCGCGGCTGGCTCGTCCTCGACCTCGGCCGGCGCACCGAGCGGGAAGTCGTGGACGTCCTCGCCCAGGGCGACACGGAACCGGTCGAACACCACGGGGCCCACGAAGTTGAGCGCGCTCGGCTCAAGTCCATACGCCGCGGTGATGTGCGGCAAAAAGACCGGGTGGTCCCCCACGTCGTGCGCGGCAAACGCGGCCTTCACGTCCGGCAGGCCCGGCCCCGACACGAGGTACACGGCGCACGGCTCCCGGTCGTTCGCGCCGGTCGGGTTGAACGCGGCGTGCCCCATCACCTCCGCCTCGACGGGCGGAAGCGTGGCGGCCTGCGCCTCGACGTCAGCCAGTAGAGCAGCCCGGACCTCCTCGTCCATGCCGGTGACGTCGTCGCCCAGGTAGGCCAGCGTCAGGTGCAGGTCCTCCGCCGGGTCCCCGCCGTCCACGACGAGCGCACTGGGGTCGGCTGGGATGAGGGCGATCATCCCGCCGGTGTGCGGCTCGCCGGCGGCAGCGACGACCGGCTCAACCGGCGCCCCTTCCTCGGCCGCCCCGATGGGCACGATCTCGTCCACGACCTCGCCCGCCGCAGCCAGCTCATCAAGCACCTGCTGGCGATGCTCCGCACAGACTGCCGCATACGCCGATCCATCCCTGAACACGATGGATTCCACGGCAGGCTCGTCGCCGACCGAGCACGGCTGCGGGTCCTCGGGGAAGCCGCCCTGCTCCTCGCTCGCCGCGGCCACCACAGCCTCATCAGCAGGCAGCTCGTCCTCCGTGACCGGCTCGTCGAGCGCCCACTGCTGCGCGATGTGCTCGACGATCGCCGTGGCCAGGTCGGTGGCGTCCCGCTCCGCGCCGGTGTCGATCACGGCGGTGAGCTGCTCCACGGAATCCGGGGGGATGCGGACGGGCATGCCCTCGTCGGCGGCGGCGGTGATCGCTGCCCCGCCCTCCCCCGGCGCGGTAGCCGCGGTCACGATCGCGTCGCGGTACTTGTCATCCATGGCCTGCACGTCGGGCGCAAGCTCATCGAACGGGATGAGGGACCGATGGGTGGGGTCGGTGCGCGAGATCGCGACAGACCAGACGTCGTGGGCGTCCTCCGGGGTGACGTCTGCGCCGCGCGTGAGCGCGAGCAGCGTGTAGAGGTCCAGCAGGCGCTCGGCGTTCTCACCCCAACCCTCGATCTCGTCGGCGCCGAGCACCTCGACGATCCGGTCGCGCATCTGCTCGACGTAACTTCCGCTTGTCGCGGCCGCGACGACTGCGACCAGGTCACCGACCTCCGGTGAACGCCAGGCCGGCACAGCGGACGCGAGCAGGCCTTCGGGCAGGTCCTCCGGTGCAACAGGCACGAGCGGCTCGGGATCGTCGGCGAGCTCGCCGTACGCGTCCCCGAACGCAGGAACGGGGACCAGGGTGGCCGCGGCCAACTCAGCCGCGTGCGTGATGAGCCGCCCGCCCGAGCCCCAGTCCCCGTCGGCCATCGGCGCCCCGTCGTCCCCGACGATCTCGTAGTCCATGCCGGCCAGGTCGACGGACACACCGCGAAGGAAGCCGCGGCGCACGAGATCGGCGACGGGATGGTTGGCGTCGATCACGCCTTCGGCGGACCACACGAAGGTGCCCTCGGGGAACGGCTCGCCCGTCCGGCGCGAGGTGACCTCGGGGCCGGGTCGGCGCTCCATGCTGTCCAGCCGGCCGATCACCACGGCCGGACCGGGGTCGTCACCGCCGTGTGACGCCTCGGCCTGCGCGAGCAGCGACAGCGGCAGAGCCCGCGGGGTGAGCGCGCCCGGCTCGATCAGGCGGCCGTCGCTGGTTGGCATGCCTTCGATGACGAGGACGGGGAAGCGGACACGCAGCTCCCCCGCGGTCTCGTCGGCGATCTCGACGGCCGGGTCGACCGCCTCCACAGCTGGTGCGGTCACTGTTCCTCCGGTGCTTGCTGGATGCGTTCGCGGATGCGTTCGTAGGTGCGGCGCAGATCAGCCTCGGGGCCCGACGATGCGGTTCCGAGGTCTCGGATCATCGAGTCGATCGCGTCCACGGCGGCGGCCCGGTCGTGGACCTGCAGCTGTCCGCCCTGGAGCCGGGCGCCGTTGTCGGCCGCGCCCTCACCGCCGGCGAACAGGATCACCGCGGCGTCCTGCTCGGCGCGGGGGATCTCGACCGTGGCGGCCGGCCCGGCTTGCGGTGCACGGTCCGGGGAGGCGGGGCCTTGGTCGGCGCCACCCTCCGGCTCGATCATGAT